TTCATAACATCTAATTTTTGTGCATCTAAATTACTTACTTTATTTTCTATTTCATCCATCGCCAAAAATACTTCAGCGTAAAAGGTATTTTCATCAGCCATTACAATTTCTTTATTAAGAAACATACCTTCAAAAATTACTTTATTCTTTTCCACTTTAAGTGTTTGTATTGACTGTTTTGCTTTACCAAGATTAGTAGTTCTATTGCTTTTTTTAACCTTTCCAACTTTTAAATCCTCTAAACTATTGCTTCTTTGTGGAATTAATCTTTGCTGTTTTAATAAATCTAACATATATGCACTTGAATTAACAGTAATAAAACTAGAATCAGTTTTAGTAAACTTAATGTAGTTTTTTAAAGTATCATAAACAATAGGTTTACTATTCAAAAACATATCTATAAAAGCACTTTCTGTTCCTTCTATGCTTTCTATATCATACTTTAACGCCTTATTATATCTACCTTCATTTAATAAATGTTCTACTCTAAAGTTATTAAGATTTGATTCTAATTCAAGTGAAAATAAATCTTTCTTTTGTATAAATTCTTTTCTAAGTAAACTAGAATATAAATCTAATAGATTCTGATTTGAAATTACTTCTAAAAAATGTTCCACATACCGTTTATAATCGGCAGAATCATAAGCAGCACTAAATTCAGAAACTTCTATTTCTGATGCTGCTGAATTTATTTTATCAAATTGTCTTGGGTTTAATAAGTCATAAACTTCATCATCTACTTTAGATAGTCTACTATCAAACTCATGGAAAATGTATTTCGCCATCAGTTCATACACTATAGAATCTTCGATTAACCTAGCGTGATTGAGTTCAAGCATTTCTGGGGTTAAAATTATGGTTTCATTAATTGGACTTTCATCATCAATTAAAATTCTATTAACCATATAATAACCCCCATGTTATTATCACGCCAACCATTTAGCCCATGCAATTCCTTTACTAATTGCTCCACCTAATCCTAAACCGCTTTGTGGAGGTGTATACGTCATTTGACCTGTAGCGGGGTCTACCCAGTATGGGTTGTTATATTGGTCATACCCACTTGGAGGGATAGGATAACCACTACCATTATTCATAGCCATCTGCTGTTGCATCATTTGTTGGTTCATCCCACCCATAGCAGGTGCGCCTTGTATATTATTAGGCGACATTCCTTGTGGTGCTGGTAATTGGGCTTGAGCCGCTTGTGCCGCCCCTCCCGTATTAAATCCTTGAGATTGTAAATATTGTTCTTTAGCCATTTTCCTTTGCATAACAACTTCAGAATTAATTGCAGATTGTAATAAATTTTGCAAATCTAGTTGAATATTAGCAGAGGTAATTCCTTCATATTCCCTTAACGCATCAGGATGCATTTCTAATTCTCCAGAAGTATTTTGCACAAATTTTAATTTAGGAAGCATTTGTCCTAATACTCTTTCAATTATATCTTCAAATAGTTGCTCAAAAGAAGTTAAAAATGCTTCACCATGATAATAGAAGAATTCTTCTACATGGTTTTCTTGTAAAGTCAATAAATTATTCATTGACTTAAATTGTTCTTGATTACTGGCAGTCATTTGTTTTGCTAATGCACTATTACTTGTTCCCCACATATCTATTCCTCCACTTCTATTAGTTTAGTTCCTTCTCTCAATAAAGTTTTAACTCTATCATTAATGGAATTTGCTTCTATGATTATTCTAAATAGTTCTTCTTCTTTAGATTCTGATAACCCTGATGGGGGTTTAATTGACCAACCTAATGAAGATAAACTACTTATATCTTCTTCCTTAAGAGAAGTTAATGGGCCTGATGCTAATGGGTTCAGGCTTCTAGCAGTAGGGATATATGCACTAAAAGAAAGCCCATGTTCTTCTGCTAACATTTGTTGTTCTAACATTTCATATTGCCTATGAAGGTGGGAATGTTTTTCACAATAATTTCCCCTCATTGGATAACCCTTTCTTACTTTGTGTAAAGGTATTGGTGGCCTCATAGGGTCGTTTCCTTCCCATATCTTTTGAGTCCCACATACAACACATCTATCTTTTATGTTAAAAGCAAATTTATATGGAATTTTTAGAAATTTTTTCTTTTCCGGCATTAATACCTTAATTATTTCTTTGAGTTGTTTCTTTGGTTTTAATGATTTAAACTCATACTTCATTACACTTCCTGCGGCCCTAGCCATTTGCTTTTGTGGTAAAAAAGCATTTGGTTCCACATAAGCATTAGAAGCACCAATTAATGATGGGGGGTTATATTGCATACTCATGTCTTCACCTCATATAAATAATAAAACACTCCGCCGGAGTGATTATGAAACTCAATTAACTCATCAAACATAAAATCACCTAATAATCTTTAATCATGGTTAGTATTCCTCTATACACCATTTCTGAATCTGATTTTGCACTTACTATATATTTGAAACATGGTATTCCTGCATCATTTAATTTAGACATTCCACTTTTAAAAGGTTCAAATATTGGGTGGTCTTTTATTTCTCCGTTGTGATTGTATCGGTCTTTCCATATATCATATTTATTTGCCCATACTCCTACTGCTAATGGATAGTCATGTGATTTCTTTTTATCTTTTTTGTTATCTTTATCCCAATAAGGAGAGCATATTGTATCTACTAAAAATGTCCAGCATAATTGTTGCTCAATATCATAATGTTTATTCATGTGTCTATCATCAATCATAAAGATAACATATTTCACTTTTCTATCATGCATATCCTTAAGCCATTCAGTCCAATAAATTGTTTCTCCACCAACATCTGCTGTTTTTATTGTTCTAACATCTCCATCTAATTTGATTGCTTTTCTAGTGGCTCTTTCTTTTCCAACTGTTCTATTTGTTATATCAGGAACTTCCCCTCTTGTTCTTAATTGATGGTGTAGTGTTGTTTTTCCTACTTGAGTTGCTCCATATACTCCAAAAGGCACTGAATGAACTTTATTCCAAAGCCTCCCTAAACTTTCCGCTATTACTACAATGAATCCAGCCATTAGCGACATTATACATCACCATTATATTCACCATAAATGTGTCCAAAAATCAACCAATCCTCCCCAAACTGAGCCATAAATATTTACCCCCCAAAAGGGTAAAGCATGACCCAACAGAAAACTACTAACCGATGCAATAGTTCCCCAAAGAAAAAATCTAGCCCTTAGAAACCATACATCTGCTGAATGCGCACGTTGTAGGTCATATGCTAATGTTGATTCATCAAAACCCATTAGTATTTCTGATACCATATACCTCACTCATTCATAGTTAAAAATGTTGGGCTAATAGTGTTCTCATTCTCAGCCCCATAGTAAGTAGCAGGGGGAGGGGGATTAGGAACACCAAAAGTAGGATTATACTGTTGCTCGTATTGGCGCATAGTATCTCTAACTCTCTTTCTATTTTCCTCTTCTCTTTGTTTCCTTGCCCAATAAGCGTCTATTTTTCTTTGAAGCAATGCATCTTCAATTCTATCGAATAGAGCCAAATCAAATATTGCCTTCAAAATCATTATCCCACCTATGGTTAGGATGCCGAATAATAAAGCATGGCTATATCCTGCATATGGGAACAAAAACCCATATTGGGTATAGAAGTATATATTTACTCCACTAACTGCCCCTACAAATAAAATCGTCATTACTAATCTTGTATCGTCTTCTAAACTTGGCATCTTAATCACCTATGCATAATTAACAGTCACTGAACCGGAACCAGTTGAAAACTGAACATATAGTCCCTGAGCCAAGATTGCCCCATGAAAGTCATACTCAACTGTTTGAGCAGTTCCACCCGCATGAAGATTTAAGCGGGCTACTTCTTTCTTACTTGTTGTGGTGCTATTTGCGCTATCCCATATTTTAACGGTAAATAACGCATTTGTGGTCGAAGTAACATAAATACTAACTAACTTAGTTCTAGCAGTTGATACTACTTTTGAAGCGGATATTACCCCACTTGTGCTACACGATGGACTACCCATTTCAACCCTCATCCCGTCAAAGTAGATTTGCCTTATCAACCTTATGCTGAATCAGAAGATTCAACAGGGGTTTTGGCCTCCACCTTTGGTTTTAATTCCTTTTTAGGTGTTTCTTTTACTACCTTTTTTTCAGCCTTTATTGGCTTAGGTTTCTTAGGAATTAATACTTTCTTTGAAGGAAACATTACTTCTGCTATATCCTTAGCAGTTCCTTCTAAATTAAATTCTCTTCGTAATAGTTTTAGTTCATAATCAGACATAGTTAATACGGTTTTCTTATCTTCTTCGATAAATTTTACTATTAACCCTGCATCACCTAACATACCTACTGCAATATTAGCAGGTATATCTACATCTACATCATATTTAATCTCATAAACTACTCCGCCTCTTCTTAAGAAAAGAGGGCCGTCATGTTTTGGTTTTGATAATTTTACTTTACTCATTTTTTCACCTAATTTTTTAGAACACCATGAATAGTTGCTAACATCTTTTTTTGATGTTTACCTTCTAAACTTCTTGCCATAAGTGCTAATTGAGCAATCAATTGCTTATGCTCAGACTCTTTCAACTTGGCTGCATATTTAGGGCGTTGTTCTAATACCCATTTAAGGGCTTCTCTTTCTTTATTACCCTTTATTTCTTCTAAACCTTCATCCCATTCAGGTTGCCCAAATCGACTAAAGTCAGATGTTTCACCTTCACTTATTTTTAATATAGTTTTCCAGTTCATTTTTTTCACCTTGATAAAAAAGTGCGACCCACTCCCCCCAATTAAGGGGGGAATGAAGCCGCGTATTATTATGGTTTAATTTTCAGTTATCAGAGTCAAAGGTTTCCCCAAACTCTTACTCTAACAGAGCCGCCATTAGCGTCATTAGCCAAAGTAGCGTTAGTTCCGTCTAATGCTGTAAACATGAGAGCAAAAGATGTTCCACTCTCATAAGCACCTGCGGCACTAATCTCTACTAAAGGCAATACTGCATTAGCATTGTCAGAGCCAGTTATCGAAACAGCGTGAACTGATGATAGGCCTAATGCAGAGGCAGGTATTACTGAACCTGCCGCTACAATAGACGTTACATCAATTAATGCATCCACCATGTATTCATCACCCATGACCTTTGGGGTTGTTACACCCTTATGGTCAGCAAGCAATGTTACTGTATATGCTAAAGCCATTCTTAATCACCTCACGCACTCTTAATGTTGGTTATTTTACCCTGTCCCTTGAAGAAAGAGCAGCAAGTTTCGCCCATTGTGCGATACATACCCTGATTCCCTAGTTTTCCAACACCAAATGGGTTTCCGTTGCTAATACCATCCTCAAAGTATTGAGTAGGCTTCATAACAGATAGCCACATATGGTCTGTGTCTAAGAACAATAAGTCACTTAGGGTGTTTGTAGTGTTAGCACCCGTTGAACCCATGTCCTTTGCAGGGATTAATGGTATATCAAAGTAAGTTGCTACTCTAAATCCAGCCTCAGTTCCCTTTACGCCTTTTACACCATTATGAGTAGGAACAATCTCTTTCCTATCCATAAATCGCTCTTGACTCTGTAGCAAGTCAGCAATGTGCTGAATTGTATCATAGCCTGTTAGGATGCACTTCGGGTTTCCACCGTTCTGGCGGATTCTGCGAATCATGCTATTTAGCATACTTAGAGTTAGAACCCTAGCATCACCAGCCGCATATCCATCACCGAAGTCAACTTCAGCATCTAAGTAAGATGCAGTTCCTGTTGCAGCGTTAGACGAAATAGTTACTGTTCTTGATGTTCCAAAGATATTCTTTACATCAGCAACTACTGCGGAGTTATCTCCGTTGTTTGCGCCTGTGTTTAGTAAGTTAGCATTATACATTGCAGCGATTTCTGCTGCTGAAGATACAATCTTTAGTAGAGAAGTGTAGTTTCTCTCAATGTCTGTTGCAGTTCCGTCATCATAGTTTTCAAACGGCATTACTAACATCTTGCTCTGTGTTTCTGCGTGATGCTTACCCATGTCCTCACGGATAATAGCACGAATATCGCCTACTCCGTCATCAATGGCTGCTAATTCCATTCCAAGTTCTGAGAACTCAAATAGATGTGCAACAGTCTTAGGGCTAACATATAGTTTAGCGTATTCGGGTGATAATGGCCTAAATCCATTTGCACCGTCTAATGAAGCATTTTCCTCAACACCACCAATTTGGTCTGGTCGTGGAGTAGATAAATCAGCAGTATTTGCGGCTACAGCAGTTGAACCTGTTGTAAACGAAGAACCACTACCACCAGTAGGTCGGCTCTTTAGAACCCTCCAACCGCTTGAAGTGTAAGGCCTCTTTGCTAAGATAGAAAGAGGGTTAACCTCTTGATTTAACATAGACCATACTTTCTGTCCATAAAGAACGTTGTATAAGTCGCCTAATCCACTAGCGGCACTAAACGGGTTTGATGCCGCATCATGGGGCGTTCCGAATCCACCAACAACACCAGAACTCTTTAGTAGAGCATTACCAGCAGGGCCAGTTAATCCGTATGTTGCGGCTTCTAAGTCTTTTAATGTGTTTGTATATCCAGTCATTTTTTCATCTCCTTAAAATTTCCTCGCTAAGTTGTGAATATCTCCCCAACTCATCGAAGATAATTCTTCAGATGTGGTTGGAAAACCATCCGGTAGAGAAACTGTTGATTCCTCTTTTACTATTTGCGAATTTTCTGTTGTTAATGATTTGCGTAGGTCTGCGAACTGTTCTTTTAGTTCGGCTACTTCTGAACGAGCGTCATATTCATTTCGCTCAACAGATGCCTTTCTAATGGATTGCTCTGTAGCAAACCTGCTCTCAAAGTGCTTATTCATACTATCATAAGCAATCTTTTCTAGTTGTTCTGCCTTAAACTGTTCATATGCCTTTTCGACATTCTCAACAGATAAGTCAAGCGTAGTGAATTCAGACGAATCCCACTCTTTTGAAACCTTTAGTGGAGCAGGTGTTGCAGTTGGCGTTCCGCCACTTACTACTTCTTCTCCGGCTTCATAATCACGGGTGCTATCTTCATCCAGTGCTTTTTCTGCTTCATCTTCGCCTAAAGAGTCATCGGATAATTCCAACTCTTCTTCGGCTTCACCTTCAGTAGCCATGTATTCCATGTCTGCCTCAAGTGGCGTTTCTTCTTCCTTTTGGAGTTCATTAACCTGTTTCATCAGGTCATTTAACTCCTCAAGGGCTTTTTCCAATTTTTCAGTCATTTTTTCACCTTTGTTTTTTTCTTCTTTTAATATATCAAACTTTGCTTCTGGGTTTATTCCTTTTTCACAAATTGTGACTTCATGCAACTCTAACTCATCAATTTCATTATATTCGCCAAAATCATTTGATTTTCTTTTGCGTTTTGAAATCGCTTGTCCTCCTATACTAAATGAACGTAATGTGCCTTTTCTAATTCCTCTTGATATTTCTTTGGCTTTTTCAATATCATCTCTTAATTTAATAACAACATAAAATCCTACATCATCAACTTGAGATTTATGGACTACTCCGTTCTTATCTCTATAAGAATCTACTACTTCTCCTACTTGAACATTTGAATGATTAGACATTACATTTCTGAATTTCTTTTCTCCCATGTAATCTTTAACTGCTTTTTGTAATGCTTGTAAAGTAATTAAATCGTTCTGCTTATCTACCATTTCTATTGAAGCATATCCACCTATAATTAAATCATCTGACTTTAGTATTGTGAAGTCTTTAGTTTCTTGCTTCATTAGAACTGGCCGCTCTAACATAAACTACACTTCACCTTTCACTATATGAACTAAGCGGGATTGCCTTCGGGCAGGGGTAAATTTTTATATCTATCTTCGGTAATATCCCACAAACCATCGTCATCCTTTGATTCTAGCATAGTTTGTTTCTTTCCTGTCCAAACTACCCAATGTTTTTCATCATTTAAAGGAACAACCCTAATATGCAATCTAGTATCAAATTTATCACCTGCTAATTTAAATTCGTGATAACCGTCCCTTTGAACACCAAGAGTAATAATTCCTTTATCTAATATTTTACTTTCTCTAGCATTACCCAAAACAATTTTAGCAGGAAATTTATTAGATTTACCAAATAAGTTATAAATATCAGAAGAATCTTCAATATCTATTAACCACGCTAACCTTTTATCATTTACAACATAAATTAATAATAAGTTATCATCTTCAGTAGTTGTAATTGTAAATTTACCTTCTTTTGGATTAACCTTTTCATCCTTTGCTATATCAGTAGGGTTCACTGAAAATATATCATTAGTGCGATGATAAACAATATCTTCTTGCCTAATTAACCACTTCTTTAATTTCTTTACATCACTATTAAATGCCGGCCCTTTAAAATGGTCAATATAATTTTCTAACACAAACTCTTGTATTTTATCAAATTCTACAGGTTCTTCCCACTCAATTAATTTATTTTTAATAGCCATTCTTAACTCAGAACGAACACTTTTAAGTGCAATTTGTAAATCTTCTTTCCAAACATCTATATCGTATAGGGCTTGTTTCTCCATTAAACTATCACCATTAAAACCGTAAATAGTAAATCCATCTAAATTAGATTTCATAAGAATTTCTGCTTCCCCATGTATTTCATCAGTAATATACATTTTCTTTACGCCTTTTAATTTATATTTAAACGGCTTATCTAAATCTTCCCAAATTGATTTTTTGGCTTTGTCTGATAATAACTCTAAAGTTTCTAATTTATCTGATTGAGTCACTTCAGGAATTTCAATAACTTTCGCTGAGAATAAACTAAAACCCTCTTTAGTCTTCTTTACCTCATCCACCTTAACTCTAACAATACTACCCACCTTAACGGATTGCTTAGTGTTTAGTGCTTTACCTACAGAAAGATATGCTTTATCTTTCAATTCTACAGTCTTATAAGAACGGGCTTGTTCTGCGGATAATGGGCCAATACCTAAAGTATATGAATGAAGACCACTCTTTGTTGTTTTATCATCCAAGACAATAACATCTAAATCAACAAATTTCTTCCATTTAACCCACTTAGGATTTTTCCTTGAACCTAATTGATATGTAGATTCAATATCTTTAATAACCACACCTTCAGAAGCGGGTAGATTCATTATTTCTTCAGAATAATCCCCTACTTCTTTTATAGAATCTGCAATTCTAGTGTCTTTCTTTGAAGGATATGCTAATTCTTCAGATGAATGTTGAGCATATTGATATAACAGAATATTAATTCTTTCCCTCAAAGGTTCATCTATTAAATCTTTATCATCATGTTCCATAATATCAAAAACATGAAGTCTTAATTGGCTATCTTCAATAGGCTTCTTAAAAATGTGTGAAATTGTAGCGGCCCTATGTAATGCTTTACCGTTCTTAAATATCATTAACTCTCCATCTAAGATACAGTTCCCTATTTCCTTTCCACGCAATCTTTCTATTTGCTCTGGACATTTATCAGAAATATCTTTTTGGTTATAAGAAAGAATTTTAATGGTTTTACCATTTTTATGGATTTGCACTCTCATACCATCATATTTTTCTTGAACTACATATTCACCAGAAAAACCTTTCAATTGCTCTAAGTCTTTTAATTCAAATATTCGATACATTGGTTTATTAGGGGTTAGGAAATTAATCTCAGACTTCTCATCTGAACTCTTTTCAGACTTTTTAATATCTATATCAATTAGAGCATCCCATTCTTTTTCGCTATATTCCTCAAGAAACACTTTCTTTAGGATAGACAAAACGCTTTTAAATTTGGTTTTGATACGCTTAGTGTCTTTATCTTCCCCATAGTGTTCTGAAATGTATAAGGGTATATCTTTCATCTCTAAATCTAATCCGTTGGCATTTTGAGTTATTTCATCGGGCTTAAGGCCGTGTTTTTTCCATGCCGATGCAGGGATAGGGAGGGAATGTTTGCGAAGGGCATAGTGAATAAAGGCCGCAAAGACACTAGAATTATTGAGTAATACATCAATTACTTCTTCACCCAACTGATTAGCGAATGGGTCAGAAACTTCTTCAGATTGAAACCTCATTTCTTTAATCGCATCATATAGTCGCTTGGCTTGAGTTGAATTAGGGTCTTCTACATTATCATCAAATACTGCGTCTTCATCAATGTATTTCTTCAATACTCTAGTAAAAGAATCTAAGCCATCAAATGACTCACGAATAGACTTAACTGTTGCTCTCCATTTTTTACCATATTTATTTGGGTCTTCTTTCGCAGATAAATAAGAATAGCGAGTCCTCTCAAAGAAATCTAAAACACGCTTGGATAGCGCATTTTTTTCTTTTTCAAAGGAAACGCCAGATATAGCCACAATATCACTCTATAATCTATATCCATATTTTCTTTTCACATGGGCGGCAGGTGAATGTTCTGCATCCATTTCAGTTTCAGCATGACCATCAAACCTATCAATTAATTTCTTTAATCTAAGATATTCCCTTTCATATGCTTTTTGGTCGGCATCTTTCATAGGACTAGCCATAAACTTCTCAAATGCGGCTTGAATAGATAATTTCAAATCATCCATTTTACTCTTAACAATAGAATCTAATTCCATCTTAGATACTAAATCAATCGCTTCTGCTGCTTTTAACATTCTTTTAAGCATAACTGCTTTACCTAATGCATCATAAGCATCTCCCAATTGCCCCTGTAGATTTTTTAGTTTATTCTGCAATTTACTTTGACGAGTAAATAGTGAGGGATTATCCTTAGCACCAGAAATATCCATTTCATCTAGTTCAACTTCTACTTCTTCTATATCACCTTGAATTCTCTCTATGCGTAATTTTAGATTCCTATCCCTTTCATCATCTAAAAAGGGATTACTCTCTTTCATTATTGCCTTACCAATATAGCCATATCCTTCATCACCTGTTGGATTTTTTATCTTTTCTTCAGATGGATTTTTCTTGGGCCTTTTTAATTTAATATCTTCACCCATTACATCTTCATCTAACATAACAGTAGTTCCATCTTGAAACTCCTGTAAAACTTCTTTGGCTTTCATTATTGCTACTTCAATTAATTTCTCTTCTTTTGTTACTTTTTCTGGCATTTCAATTGCCTCCTATTTGCTCAACGATTTTATGTATATCGTCCCATTCCATCTTAGAAATTATATCACCCGTTGGTGCAGTATTATTGCCCATCATTGGTTTAGGAGTATTGACTTTAACATAACCTGATTTCATTAATAGGTTATCTTGGTTATACACCGTTTCTTCTAAACTTTTCACTTTTTCAACTAACTCTTTCAAGAGCATTAACATTTCATTTTCTTCCGTCATTTTATTCATCCTCCATTAAGGAATCTTCATATTCACTTAATCCTATTCTATATGCTGTAGGGTCTAATTCCCTAAGCACCCTAGATGGAGAAAAGGTAAGTGTGCCTATTTTAATCTCCGGATATATTTCATCTAGCATTTCATCATACTGTTCTTTTAAGTCATCATCTGACATTTCTTTTAATATTTCTTTCCAACTCATTTTAATCACCTTAGTATTGCGGCTTTATTCCATGTGCTTCGTATTCTCTATCCAACATTCCTTCTAAATCACGAAATTCTCTTGAATTCTCATCAAATGGGTTTTCATCCCAAATTTTTTCAAGTATTTTTCTTCCTTTCTCTTGATACTCTTCATATAATGAGTCTAGCGCAAGAAATTCTTTATCTTTTTCTTCAAGGTAATCTGGTGCTGATTTAGTTTCGGGATATTCTTTGTATGAGTCTAAACCAAGCACAGCGTAAATAGCCTGTCTGACTCTTTTATCCCTGTCAGGAAATTTAGAAGGAACAAACATTAGTGATTCTACCATTTCTTTCTCAGCATCACCCACTGCATCATACCTTTCTATTACCTTTTCGTCATTAAACATTTCCTTAAGTTCACTTTTAACATCTTTTAATATTTCTTTCCAACTCATTTTACTCACCAAATTCCTGTGGAGTTTTACCTATCTCCAAAGCATTAGATATCGACTGTAATTCAACTTCAGCATAACCTAGAAGGTTAAGTTTCTCTAACATTTCGTCTGTTAAATATTCAGCAGAAATATCAGCAACATCCTTGCCATCTAACACCTCTAGTTCCTTATACAACTCATCAAGTTTTCTTTCAATTCTCTTAAGATGTTCATTAGTGCTAGATTGTCTTCTCTTCGCATTATAGAACATTCTTACCCTAGTAGGCCCAACCCTTTTGACAACATCTTCCCAACTCATTTCAGACCACTTCTTTTTAGTAACTCTATTTCATCTAGAACCTTTTTTGCAAACTCTCCTAGTCGTTCTAATTTTTCCTCTGTCATGTTATCCATCCCCTTCTCTAGTGTATTTTTTGACAGACTAGTTGAATACTTTGCTAAATCTTGAGTATATCTCATGAAATCTACCAACATCATTGATGGTATTGAATACTTCTTTAAATTATCTTTCCAACTCATTTCATATCACCTTTACTTTTTGGATATACAATCCCTCTCAATTGATTGTATAGAGTTTCATAGTCCTTTCTTAATTCTGCGGCAGATGCTACAATATCTAAATTAGTTTCTTCAAAGCCTTTCATCTTCTTAGATAATTTTTCATCAGACTTAATCAAATCTAACTTTTGCATTTCATCTATTAAATTAGATAGTTTAGTTAAATCCTGCCCAAAGTATTCAGTTGGTTGAGCAGACTGTAATACTTTCTTTAATCTCTTTTTCTCTTTACCTTCTAATTTAGAAAGAAGACCAATATCTGCCTTTTCGAGTGTTTTCTTTTTATCTGGCATAAATAAGAAAGGGTCAAGGTCTTTAGTCCAATCTTTAGTAGGCAAATCTAATTCATTATAACAATTCTCACAAAGGGTTGCACTTTCTCCTTTCTTGCCCGAATGAAAATCTTTGGGCATAGACTCAACAGTATAAGATTCTCCATCTTTAATTCTATCTCCACATTCATCGCAAAATTCATCTGCTTTTAATATCTCTTTCCAACTCATTCTTTTTCCCCCATTTCTTCAAATGCCTCTTTAACATATTTAAATTTCTCTTCTAATTTATCTTCTGAATAATCATCAGAAATATCATTAGTCAATAAAGAACTATCCAATTTTAAATCCCTTAACTTACCAATGTAATACATGAAAGCATATTGCCTTGTTGTTACCTTTATTTCAGCCTGATATGTTTCATCTTTTAAATCAGCAATGCCTTGTTTATCCTCTTCATTTGTATCAGGAGTAACATTGTAATAGTATTCTACTTCTTCTTTATCATCTAATAAATCAAGTAATCTCATTTCGACTGTTTCTCCATAATCCAAAAAGGTATTTTCTTTTAATCTAAAAAAATATTTAATTTCTCCAAATCCAGCACTAGGGTTTGAGGCCTTTTCTATTTCTTTCAATAACTTAGATAAACTAATATTAAAGTAATCCTGAACTTTAGTTTCTTCTGTAAATTTGAAACTTCTTGTTTTCATACCTACTTCTTTTAACATTTCTTTAAATATCTCTATTCCTTCTTTCCCATCGAATTCTTCATTCAAAATAGCAAGAGTTTCTACTGCTAATTTACCATCTTCATAATTCTTTAAAAACACATTAACGGTTTTTTGTGAAGAAAATCCAAATGCATTTGCAAATTCTGAATAAGAACCATGCCAATTTTCTTTTAAGTCACTTATGGAATATTCCTTAATTGCTTTTTTTAAGGCTTTATTAAAACCAACAAAAGATTCCTTTTCAGGTTTTATATTTCTCTTAATGCGCTTCAAAAATACCTTTAATGTTCTTGTTGCTGTATCTATTTGGTCATATGTTCTAGGGCTTTCAATTAATAAATCTGCTACACCATCACTAACATATTCACGAATACTATCTGGGTTTTCTAATTGACCTTCTAAAACTCTAAGTTTCATTTCTAATGGAATCTTACTTACTTCTTCTAATATTCCTTCAAATACATCAATATACCCATTAATAGCAACAATAAGACTATCATTATCCATAACTTTAGGTTTGTATTCACCCGCATGAGTAGGGTGGTTTTTTCCATACTTCTCAGGGAAATGCATATATTTTCCTTTTTTAGAAGGAACAACCATTAAATCGCTATCTTTGAATTGTCTTCTAAGTTTCTCCTTAAAAGAATTTGGGGTGTTATTTACTGCCCTTTCTAAATTACGAATAAAATGTGGTTCTATACCTAAATCATTCCTTAAGATATTCTTAACATTGGGGCTAAATTGTTTTTTGATTTCATCTGAAGCAGGTAGGGAAATCTCCCTAAAGAGGTCTGCTTTAGATAAAACTGGCATATTTACCACTTATTTTCAGGTCGCCTTTTTTTCTTAGGCATTAATATAACATCAGGAATATCATTTGAATCTGGAATCTTTTTCTCAACGGTTGTAGATAAATCAATACCCACTGCGTCTAAATTCCGATTTATTTCTACTCTGTTATTATTGTGCATTTCTGCTCTTGCGTCTGCTAATTGTTTTTCTAATTCTTTTACTTTTGTTTCATCCATAGTTATTCCTTCCTTACAAATTGTTGGCAATGTCCGTTATCATCAATATAAATTTCATCTAACATACATCGCATATCTTTGTTTGAACGACAAGTGGTAGCACCACATCTTTTAACTTTACATTGACCATAACTACCACTAAGATGCCTTGCTGCTTTTTCTTGGTCTAAATTTGTTTTTGCCCTATCAATTAAACTTTGCTTTGGTTTAGGGAAATTGCTAACATAACTAGCATCCGGTAATCTTTTAATTGTATCTTCCCAACTCATTTTAATTACCTCGATAAATCACGGTATAAAGATAAGAGAACTTCTAAATCATGTTCAGACCAATCTTCACTAGCAAGATAATGTCCTTCTCCACCTGTATAAGAGCCAAGTCTTACTCCGTTATAGTAATCATCTTCACCATAATATTCTATATCAAATTCAGTAGTTACATCATCATGTTCATCATGGGTCATATCAGGAATTATTTTTATTCTACCGCGACCAATACGATATTCATCTTCTCCTGCATCTCTATAACCATCTAATTCTTCGTCATATTCACCACGAATAACTAACTGTTCATTCAAAAAGTCATTTAATGGGTTGATTATCTTATTAGTTAAATCAGTCAGATTCACTGTTTCTTTCTTCAATATATCCTTCCAACTCATATTAACCTACTCTCCTTTCAGTTCTTTTATCTACATTCTCATTTCCAGCGTCTTTAGGTAAACCGCTAAATCTCTTGTCTGGCCCTACATTCATAGAGGGTTTATTCCTTGTGGCTGGCGGGTTCTCTTGGGGCTTACTTTTATTTCCGGATAGGGCTTCTTCTTGAAGTTGTCCCAATTGAGAAGCATCAATGTCTGTTCCCGCATAAGGGTCTAATTCCACATCTCCCCCTCCTTCTTCGTTTGGCCCCTGCATTTCAGGTTCAGGTTTAGTATAAGAAAATCTACCTTCATCATCCATATCTATTTCAAATCCTAAATTCTTTATTGATGCAGCAATATTAACTTCTATTTCTCTTTTCCTTAATTTAGCAATTTCATCTTCTTCTTCTGATGGTGGAAGTTTTAATTTCCAATCAGTAACTCCAAATTCTTTAGTTACAAATGGGAACACATAGTTATTCCAAATAGTTTGAGCCATTTCTACTGCTCGATTAGTAACAAGTATCTGCATTCCTTCATTATTGAGTCCACCACTAGCAGAGTTATCTGCCATGAAAATTTTACTTACACCATAAAAACCAGAAACTCTATCTCTTAAGTCATCCTTCACAGATACATAATCCATTTCCTTTAGGCTATCCATGAACTTAATCCACTCAATAGACCCTTTTCCACCTTCTGATTCTATTCCCATAACAGGGATAAAGTGAGGGTCTTGTTCCATCTTCTCTTTGACTCCACGCCAAAATGATTTCATAGATTCAATATTTCTAGTTTGGACTGCTAATAATCCTCTCGGCATTCTTGCCTTAGTATATGATGAATTGATATAGTTATCCATAGCAATTAAAGTAGTAACACTATTCCATAATGTAATTATAGGTGATAAACCATATAATCGACTTGGTGTATATTTACTAAAGTGTAATACTTCTCCCTCTAAGAAATATTGTTCTTCTCCATTTACTCTATTAACATAATGAATAGGATAAAGAGCACTAGTATCACAATACTGGCAACGCCCCACAGGGTCTTCTGAAATGAAATCTCTATGGTTCAAACAAGTGAACCCTTTATTCCCCCTTTCTCCTTTTTCGTCAGCGTAAATATGCATTGTTACAGGGTCGCCCCGATACACTTCATTAATGCGATGCATTGCGATTTCTGAATCATTATCTAAGAAATATTCTTTTACTAATACTAAATAAGCATCATCCATTATATTTAAATCATCTTCCATTTCTTTGAGAACATCAATAAACATTTGTTCTGCACTATTTACATACCCGTCTAATAATTTTAGAGCATATTTAAGTTGCTTAGGGTCAGGCTTACTTAAATCAGTTGAACCACATTCCACACATTCTACAGTAGGGGCTTGATGTTCTTTACAACAACTATCACATTTAACTACGAATTTTTCTTCCCAAAGATAACCCCGTCTAAATACTTCATTCTTAAGTTGAGTCACACAAGTTCTAACAACAACAGATTGATTTGCTATATGATAAATAACCGGAGAAGTTAACATATAAGAGTTATCTTTCTCTTGAATGCCCGGATTAAACACCTTTCTATCTACTGGTGTAGGGGTGCTTCTTCTGAATAAATTGGTAATACTAAACCTGCGCTTTTCTTCTACCATAGTGTTCACTCTCCCTTATCAAGACGATAGGGCAATTGCATATCAATGTTTGGATTCATATTTCTTCATCCCTATTTTCCTTAACAATTACGCCTGATTGTTCCAATTCATCCATAATACCCATCTTATTATTTTCTTCTAACTTATGGATACTATCTACATCAATATCATATTGGCTAAAATCAAATCTAGTATTATCACTGTGATTGTAATACTTCATTAATTTATACAACTCTCGCAATCTATTCTTAGACCATTCTTCCTTTTTAAAGTGCTTTTTTATTCTTACCAATTCTAATAATGCTTGTGCATTTTTAGATTTAAGTTTAAAGTGAGGGGCGCATTTAGTCAATAAATCATGTATATCTCCTTGAGAATAGAAATTTAATCTATTAACTGGTCTAGTATCTTGAGGGGATTTTTGGTCTAAATGTAATCTACCCATACCTAATGATTTATGCATCTCTAACATGAATGCCTTTCCTCTATCACCTGTTGCTACTAAACCAACTCTAGGATTAAAGTTTTTATCTATAGTAATAAAACCATCAGAATCAATGAATGCTGCTGTATATGCCCAAATGTTTTTCTTAATTGAATTATCTAATTTATAGTATGCACCATTAACATTTGTAATATGTTGAGTTTTTGCTAACTTAGCAATCATATTAGGTGTGCTTTTAGATTGTAAATTAGTAGGCAATGCTTCATGCATTTCTCTTGCAGAAATTCCGGGATTATCACAAACAGATTTTAATATTGATTCTTTTATTTTAACTTTCATACCAGTTGTGGTGCTTTGTTTTCTAATGAGAGATTTGAAATCTTTTTTGCTTTGCGACATTTCCTTATTTAATTTAGCATATTCACTATTAAATGGTAAATCTTTTTGTTCTAATTTACACTCCCAATATTTACATAAGTTATCTATAATTTCCCTTCTTGTAGATTCATCATAAACGTTTGCTAATTTAATAATATCTTTTTCACTACAAACCATTTCCTTAATAAGAGGTTTATAGTTATGTAGCCAATAAATACTACCAATGCTTTTATCTAAATGGTCAGTATAGGCATCTATTAAATTATCAATCGAATTTGTTATGTTTATTTTTGTGTCGCCCTTTAATGTTCTCCTAAACATACGCATATCTTTAACCACATCAGGTATATTCTTATCCTCAATTATATATTCTTTTATTGGGTTCTTTAATATGTTGTTGGCATCAGTATAAGATAATTTAAACTCCTTAGCATAGTCCTTAACAATAGAAGCATGGTCAATAAGGGGTTGCTCTAATAACCACTCACTACGCTTCAAATCGTCTTCAATGTCCTTTTGCTCCACAGTAAGTCTTTCGACTTCTTCAACCTTATCTGCTAATTCTCTTAATTTCTGCGACTTTTCTCCGACCATCTTATTCACCTTTCGCTCTAAAAATTTAAACCTAATAACCCTGCATTTGGGGCAGTTTGTTGGCTAGTGGGACTATCGAATATGCCTATATCATCAAGGAGTATGAAGGTGTCTGTAGCCACTTGGGAAGCGGCGTTAGCAAGTGCTAATCCCATCACTAAATCGTCATGCGCTCCCACTCCTTCAAATCTTCCCGACTCAGTAATAGAGAACATTGAGAGTTCTTCTATTAATGCTCTCGTCATTTTTTTACTGTTATTATCCCCATAAGGGAAGATTAACTTACCGTTCTCAATGTTCATTTGTAAGTTGAGAATTATCTCCTGTTTCTTTTTTCTAGTTGTATTAAAATCCTTAACATTCAAATCAGATATACTTCTTAATTCTTGAGTAAATGCCTTAGCGAAGGTATTAGTTTCATATAACACTGCTTCAGGTTGATAGAGTTTCCCAATTAATCTAATTTTTTCTATGTTTTCTCTAAACTCTACATTCTTAGACCTATCAACATGAACAATTGCTTTATTCATATCTTCATCTACTTCTAAAACCATAATTACATTGTAGTCACCATCAGTAGATATAGCGGGGTCTACTCCAACATAATATTTATATCCCTTATCCCTTCTATTACCTAACTTAAGTATGTATTCTTTATTCTTACAAGCATTAACATAATCAGGGTCGAATAATGCAGTCCCAGTTGATACTGGAATACATAAATATTCTCTTGTAAACTTCAAAGAACCAATTTCAGATTTTCTTTGCATAAGTGCATCATAGTCCCAACGGTCAGGCCATAGTGGTTCATTAAGGGAATTTAGACAAGGATATTTCCTTACAGTATATGCTTCGTTTTCTTCTAACTGTGTAAATATATCTGTATATGTAAAAGGAGTTCCAATCATTCTAAGACTGGCGGTGTGGTGAAGGGTAGGTATCATATCTCCAAAGAACCAATCTGTTACTCTATTAATACCTGATAAACTAAATTCCTTCAAAGGGTCGTCAATAATAATTTCTTGAGGGTGAAGACCACGAATCTGAGAACCAACAGAACGCTCTAATATAGCATTACCATTAGTTAATTGAATATTACCAATAGCCCAACCCCTACTGGGTCTATACTTTTTAAGTGCTGGTAAGTTGAAATATCTATCAATCTCTCTCATATGCACAAGTGTCTGCTTTTGGTTAGAAGAAATGTAAAGCATCTGAAATGGTGGTTCTTCAAATACTAACTTCCAAACTACCCATGAATGCATAAATACTGATTTTCCGTGGTCACGACTACATACAATTACAGTTCTATCAGTGGTTTCCATTAATTCTTTCCACTCTTGCATATAGTCAGGATATTGCATTCCTAATACATTTTGGAAGAAATATGGAAAAGAGTTTTTAGATAACTCCATGTCCATTGCAGACATAAAATCTAGTTGTTCTACTTCAGCCATATAATCACCTCCTGTATATTAATACTTTATTGCCATGCTTAAGAGTCATCCACCAATTATTAAGTTTCAACTTTTGTAATGCACCAATAGTGCCGTTTGCCTTTGCTTCTTCTAATTCATCTAAAATATCTTCTGGCAATTTTTCTTCATTGATTTCTTTAAAACCATACTGCCTATATTTTTCCATTGCTTTAGGGTGTGAAAAGGCTACCACCATTGTTTTACTTCCTTTTTGTTTTAATAGTTCATTAAGAAGCAAATCGAATACTCCATCATATCCATCGCTTTTTCTATATCCCCTTCTAACATGAACGCCAGAACCTAATAAGAAATTTTGAAACTTAGAAAAACCTACTACGCCAATTGGTTGTTCCGTTTTTGTTAAAAACGCAACAAATTGTGTTTCAGGTGAATTAGCAAATATTCCATCTGTAGGTAACTTTTTGTATCTATTTATCCTAGTCTTGTATTCACTATACCCATCATCCTGAAACACCTTAACGGCATTTTCTTCAGACATATCTTCAAAATATATGTCTTCTTGAGTAAGTTTCATTTAATCACCTAAAGTTTGCCTTAATAAAATATACCACTTCAGCAGAAACACCGTGTTTTCTACCAATCTCTCTGTATGCTCCAAATTCAGAATTAATATTTTCTACATCTAAAGCAGTTAAATTAATATCATAATCCTCTTTAGCAACGTCAATTGTTTTAACTACGTCATCAAAATTATCAATATTCCCTAACCCATAATACACAGGCTTATTCATCATCTTTCGTATTGAATCATGGGCTTCAAGGATTTTATATTCTAAATCTCCCTTAACCAATAATTTTTTTCTAATAAGATTATCATAGGCTTGAAGGATTTTACTTATTACATCTCTTTGCCCATCAGCCGTTCCTTTTCCTTTTGGCTGAGATAACCCTCTATCTTGTTTTCTCCCAACTAAAAAGGTATCAGTTCGGAATAAGGCTTCTTCTTTCCTTATAACTTTAATTAGGGCAGCAAGGGGATAAATTTGCATTCTTCTCTTACTTTGATAGTTTTCATATAACTTATCTATATCTACACCATTAAATTCCAAAGCAATATCAAGATTATTTTTAGAACGAATCTCATAAAGTGATGCTCCAAATTCTTCAGCAATATCATGTGTATGTTGGAAATCATATATCCTATCTAATTGCTTTGCTAGATTTTCCATTGCAGTTTTAATGCCTTGTAGATTTTCTCCAACTTTAATTTCCCCTAAATTAACTAATAAATTACCCACTTGACTTAATGCTTTTCTTGGGAAAATTGCTGTTCCCATATTATTCATTCTATGGACTAAAGTAGATAAAGCATCACCAGTAGATTCTGCATTTTCAGTTAAAACCTTCATTTGTTTGCTAGTAATAAAAGAAAATTCAGTTTCATCAAAAGGCATATATTCACTTTGTAATGGTCTAATAACAGAAGAATATAAATGGTCAATTAGTTTAGTTAAGTCATTTATAAGTTCATCAATCCCTTCATTAGCCTCTTCTATTCTACCTCTATCAAAAATATCTGCTATGCCTTCTCCCTGTCTTCTGGCTACAAATGATTGATAAGTAGTTCGCTTAACATCTTTATGTCCTACTTTACCAGTTGATATATCAGTAGCAAGTTGACTTCTGCTCCTTCCACCTAAATCATATAATTGCGTAATTGACTTAAAATATGCTGTTAGTTTCTCTTCAAGTTGTTTTTCCCTTGGTATTTTAAATTCATCCATAACTTTATCGGTTAAAGGTAAATAATAATTTGAATCTGTTTCTTCAAATGCTTCCCTAGATAATCCTTCAATATACCTATCTAACTCTTCTAATTCTTTTTCATCTAATACAACAGTTAATCTTTTACCTGCCGCCTTTACTCTTCTTTGTATTTTAGATACATCTTTTTTGAACATGGGAACTCTATTAAATGCCCCTTGTGACCAAGCATAATAAAACAGTGGGTCAGTTTCCTTTGTTGTTTTAATGTTATTTATTCCATCTAATATTGATTTTACTGCTTCTTGAGTAATCGCCATTTCTGCTCTTTCTGTTTCAGTTCGTGTTTCATCTTCACCCCGACCTCTCATTGTAATTGATTCAGGGTCGGCATCAGGGTCTTCACCTCTATATGGCGCATCCTCACCAAAATCATCATCATCAGGACTATCAAAAACAAACTCAACATCATTAGAATCAAATGATAAAAAGTCTTCTAATAAAAGTGCTGCAGTATAATTCAGATTATCTTTATCCACCTTTTGTTTTGGAACACTAACAATATAATTATCTGCTTCTGTTAATTTGTTTTTATTAATTTCTTTGAGTATTTCAGTAATGAATTCAGTCCCTTCTGCTTCTGAAAATATCTTCATTAGATTCTCTATTACTTCATCTTGAATTGCAATAAAATCATCAAAAGTATCATGCTTACCTTTCCAATATTCATAAATTTTATTTCTCCTATCTAAAGATTTCAAAGATAAAGAACCCACTAATAAATCAACTTCACTTGTTTTTATTTCATATCTATTTGCTTCCATAATATATTTTAATTTAGCAATGAACGGTTTAAGTCTACTTGAAAGGGTAGTGTATTGGTTTATAGTTTCTGCTAAAACACTAATATCTAAATTAACATTGTTACTATTTGAATATTCTGATTTACCTGCATCACTAAGAGTTATATCATTAACTGCAAAAGGAGGGCGTTTCATTAGACTTTCATATGCAATTGCCTTACCATTTACTTTGAATCTTTTAAGCACATCTTTAATTGCATCTTTTTGAACCTGCGAAGACGTAACTGGGCCTATATCCTTATAAGAATCTGATAATAAATTATAGAATATAACTTGTATTTCTCTTTTCTTTGATATCGGCATGAGTGTTAGGTTATAACTATCTAACATTTCCCTAACCATAGCCTTATATTTATTTATGTCTGCCTCTTCAATACTTGATTTACCTTCTAATATCTTAGCAAGCACTTGAGGGGTAATAATTAACTTAGAGCCACTTTCTTGAACTAAACCATCTGACTTTGCTTCTTCTGCTAAAGCAATAGATACGCTTAGATACTTAGCAGATTTATCTTGAAATATAGCAGATAACAATTCCCTTTTATTTTGTCTAAAACTCCCCTCTAATATCTCTGGGTAAGTTTCTTGTAAATACCGATTGATATTTCTATTTCCTCCAAAATGCATATCCAATATATCATCTACCGCATCTTGGTCAGTTTTTATTTGATTATATATTTCTTGGGTCATGTTATCACCTGTAGTGCTCCTATACTTTGTAATTTGGCAAGTGGTTCTATTACCCCTTTCTTCCCAATGGAGTAGTTTGTTTCAACTAAATGTTTAATTGTATCATTAATTTCTTTACGCACATCATTTCTAATTTTCTGATAATGATGATTATTTATTAGTTCTTCCATCATTTCATTGAATAGTTCAGATTTATCATCATTAGCGTTTCGCCTTTGAAACTTATTCCATAATCTTGAAAACTTAGTTGGTTCATCTCCGTCTAAATCATCCAACACTAACAATATATCTTTGAATTGTCTATGTTTTGCATCAATCGTTTCAGTAGTTTTATTTGGGCCAGAAGAATAAAGGTCTAATAACGTCTGTTTAATATCACTATCAGATATACTAAATAATTTAGATAACAATGGAACATCACTTGGAACCATAGGTTTAACAACTCCAGCATCCCCACCATCAGATTTCCATTTCTTTAACATATTATCCCACGCGTCTTCTCTTTCTGGAGAATCCTCTAACCACTCTTCAAAATCTTGACCGTCTTTAAATCCATATTCTTGGGCAACACTATCAGTAAGGTGTGCATAATCCTCTTTATAATTTAACGCGTGATAATCTTCTATTGGTAAATTATACACTCTAATATCAAGTTTAGAAATCATAATAGCAAACTGTCTTTTTTCTTCATTATCTAAATCGTTCAAAAATCGAAGTTCTATTTTATTTAATTTATTCTTTACATCTTTCCTTTCTTTTGATGCGTAATATTTTTGCGCTTTAGCCATTTTAGTTTGTAAATTAGAATGTTCTTGGCCTTGTTTATTATCCCTTAATAGGCGTAGTGCTTTTATTTTAGCAAGAGATTCATTAGCAGGTGGAATTTCAAAATCACCACCATCATATTTTAATTCAGATTCTTTTAAAATATACTCAAGTGCTCTTGGGTATACTGTATAATTAGAACCAAATACACCACCTAAATCTGGAAGTAATTCTTTTCTATATCCTCTTGGGACATTACCAAAAATAACATATCTAATATATTCATTTATATTATTCGCACTAACATTACTTCTCATCATATACTTAGGTTCTGTTGGTTCGCCAAACCCGTATTCCTCTTGGAGAACTGCGGATAACTTTTCTCTATCTGTATCATTTAATTTCTTAAGACCATTTAATATTTTGTTCTTATTTTTCTTGACTACGGCTGTAATATATTCTTTATTCCTTGTGACGACTTCTTTAGTAAGCAATCCTAACATTTTATCTACCTTACCGCTATTCAAATCTTTTATTGCGGCTTCCATGCTAGGTTCATATTTAGCACTAGTAGTTCCCATCTCTTCCAACATATCAAGAGTTTCTACAACTCTCTCTTCAAATCCCGGAACTTGAGATAGAGGATATTTGTCTTTATTATCCATAAACTCTTCAAGTGCTTTTTTAGTATTATTTCTTTTTAATGCTAGAGATTGGGTGTTCTCAATTTGTTTAATTTCTTCAATAAAATTATCTCGGCCCTCATCAGTAATAATTCTGTTTAAGTAATCTTCGACTCCTTTTTTGATAGGCTGCGCTGGCTGCGGTTCAACAGACTTAAGCGCAGAAAACCAATTCATTTTAATTCACCTAAACTTTAACTGTAGAAGAATCATATCCCATTTCATCTAATATGTCTTTAATATGTTGAGCAAGACTTTTATTAGACTTTAGGGTTTTCTTCCAAGATTTCTTTGCATTAACATTATCTTTGAGAAATCCTAATAATGATTTTAATTCATCAAGATGTCTACCTTTCATACCTGTAGTGCTTGAACCCCTGCCCTGTTGCATTTGCCCTGAATCATCTGTGTAATCATATTCTTCATAATCTTTACTCAAAATCTCTATTACTTTTTCTACTGCTTCAACATCTGTTTGGTCTAATTCGTTTATTTTATTTTTCTGATGGTCAGTAATAACTTGAATTAATTTCTCTATTGATTGCCGTCTTTTTGGAAATGGCATAGGATGACCAATAATTTTTGCTTGTGCAAATATCTTATCATAAAATGATTCAGGTAATTCTTCATCTTCCACTTTTCTTTTTGGCATTGGTTTCCCTTTACTAGCCCAATACTTAGCATTTCTTGGTGCTTTGTTAAATGCTGCCATTTCAACAGGATTAGTTAAATCATAACCACCAATTAAATATGGGCCTTTAAATTCTAAATTATTACTAGTTAAATATACATTTTCAAATTTCCTCGTATTTAACATTCTGATTAAAGTCCTTTCAGTTCCTTCTTGTAGTTTCTTTACTCCTCTTCTTTTAACTTCTGCTTTAACATCTTTTATTGCTTCATCTCTATAAAATTCATCTACTTGCTCTCTTAGGTCTGCTGGTAAAGATTGATAATCAAATCTCTCAGCCATCTTTCTTATATTATTCATTTTTTCACCTTTTGTTACTAACGGTCTTCCACTTTGATTCATAAACCTCTTTCTACCCTGTGCCGCTCTACGCATAATAGATGGTAATTTCCTCATATAGTTACCATAGGTTTTATCTTTGGGAGTAGAAGGGGGATAAATAGTATGTGGTTCATCTTCATGTTTCTCATGTTCTTCAGTTTCTGTAAAATCTACTTTACCACCATGACTACTTTGTGCATCTATTTCAACTACTTCGTAATCTGGCATTTGGTCTATTTTGCGCTTAATTCTTTTTAGATGCTTTGGCATCTTTATTGTATCTTCCCAACTCATTGTAACTTCTCCTCCATTTTACTTTTAACATCTAACCACACTTGTGGATGATTTTGTGCTAATACTTCTTGAACAATTTGCATTTGGGCAACAATAACAGTATCTTGTCTTCGATGCACCAATTTACCCTTAAATTCCATAACATATTTTAATGATTCCCTAACTTCTCTTGCTAACTTAGTTAAACTATCAATATATTTAGGGTCAGTTCCACCTTCGTTAAATAATTCGTCCAATTTGGTGTCTAAACGGTTAATGCTATGTTCTAATGTGGCAATTTCGTCCACTTGCTTTTGTGCAATAATATTTGCGGCTGATTTTTGGACTAAAGGCTGTAAATGTCTGCTTATGTGCCGTAAAACTTGGTCTTCTGAGCATAATAACATTTCTGATACCATTTTTGTGTCTAATCTACCTTCATGTATCTCCCGCTCAAGGTCTATTCGTGCAGGGCTTATGCAAAAAGCGCATTTTGGGTTGGAAGAATTGTGATAATCACCCATATGATTTCTTTGATGCCTAGATGTAGTGCCACTGGGCCAATTATTCTCTCTATCAATGTTATCTGCATCCATTTGCATATTTTCAAGCATATCTTCTATGCCCTCTCTATCATCGTGGTTACAAACTACGCATCTTTTTCTCGTTACCATTAAACAACCACCTTCATTACAGTTCTCCAATCTTTAACATCCCTATTAGCACTTGTTAACTTCTCATCCTTATCTTCTTTAGGCTTTTCTTTTTCTGCCTCTTTATTTTTCATATATGTAGATTCGGGATGGGGTTTCCAACCTGCTAATTTAGCCATATGATTGAGTTGTCTTCTTGAGATGTAAATATAAAAGTCTTCTATTTGACCCGGAGTTCCTTTTGCGGCCAATAATGTTTTAACATTTTCACTTTCTTTATTATTCCGGACATTATATGGTATCTTCATTAATCTAGTCCTTGCGGCTTTTGATGAGAAATTGCCCGCTCTAGTAGTATAGCGAGGGTCATTTACCATTCTATCCATAGCAGTCTTTACTTCGGACAATCCTTCATATGCGAATTTAGCAGCACCTGCACTTTCTATTGCTACAGGGTCACTTTGAATAATATGGTGTTTTGCATTTAATAATCCTTTGACCGCTTCTGTAACTACAGTAGTTAACCCCTTAGTTGTAAACGGTTCCTTAGTTCCATCTCCATAAATTGCTTGCCACATAGGAGGGGTGGATTCTCCTTTGTTAGTTGACCACCATGAACTATCCACAGAATCTAATTCATCTTTTTCTTTAACGGCTTCTCTGAACTTAACATAAGCATCTGTTCGATAATGACCGAAAATAGGTTTCTTAATTGCTTTATTGCCCCTTACTTTAACAACACCTTCAAATGCTATATTTCTTGGGTTTAAATCGCTTTGTTGTCCACCATAGGTTTGTAATGTTTGAACAATACTTTCTAATTGTTTCATCTCTGATGGTTTAAATTTGGGCTTCTTTGCTAAACTCGCTAAGAACTTTAATTCCTTCCCAATTCCGGGAGTTTCTTTAGGGCCAGAATTCTTCATTATTCTTCCCACTATTCCATGTTTAACTAACATTTCATATAAACTCCCTGTAAACCTACTAATTCCCATATCAGTTGCATTAATACTTTTAGCAGTATCTTCCCATTCTTTCCATAATTGGGCAAATGATTCTCCTTTGTATTCAACGCGGGAAGTCCCTTTACCCATTGTAATCTTAGGTTGTTTTTTTGTTACACTTTTTGCATCTTTCTTTGCCACAAATACACCTCCCCATTACTGATTGATTATTAAATAGATTACTTGTTCCTGCTGAAGTTGTTGTTACTGCACCAGACATTTTTAATTGGTCAAACCAACTGCTTTTATTCATAAGACGATTTTTTGTTCTCATTAAATTATATTTAGGCAATTCTGATAATATATATTTCCTAGCAAATAACTTAAGAAACTTTATTCTTTCCTTTTCAGACATATCTAATAATTTTTCTCTATTTTCATCTCGATGTGCTATTACTGCGGGTGTTAATTCTTCTCTCATAAAAGGAATAGCATACATAGTAAGATTATCAGGCAATTCCTTAATTTGTCGTTTTACCCAACTAACTAAATTCATGGTCTAAATCTCCCTAAGCACCATATTCCATATAGTAAATCTCTAATAAATCTAATCATCCTTATTCAATATATTCCTAGCCGTCTGACAGCAAAATCTAATTTTTTGAGTTGATTGTAATAACCAAAATGAATCCCTTTCTAATCCAAATTTATCCTCAATGTGATTACATAATTCATATCGGCTCATAGCCTCAAAATCATCATCTATTTTTAATCCTAAAATTGGGCCTGTTTCATGCTCTATTCTTTTATCGAGCCAAACATAAGCATTGCCCATGAAAGCAATTAGTTTTTTAATTAACCATTGTTTCATATTAACCCTGCCTGTCTTTGAATATCTTTATTCTCAATCATTTTTTTGAATATTATTACTTGCACATTATACATTGCAATCCTATTAACCATAGTTTCAGTGTTTGCTATTTGATAATATTGTTCTCTGTTTAAGGTTCTGTCCATATATTTATTGCTCGGCAATTCTATTACTTGATACCCGTCTGGTATTTTAATTGGTTCTAAAGTGTCCGGTAATTCTTCATTATACTTTTCAACTAATTTAATTAAGTATTTTTTATGAATATCTAATTGTTCATGAATATGGGCTATTAATTTCTTTTCTAAACTTACTGTATATTGATTCATCAATTTGCTACGGGCTACTAATTCCTCAAATGGAAGTGCATCAACATCTTCTTTAAAAACATTAAACCACTTCATACTTAATCCCCCATATAAATGTAAATCCACCAATTTAAATAATCACTCGCCACTATCCCAATACCATTCATAAAGCGCATCAATAATTTCTTTAGTTTCATTCCTATAATCACGCCAAATCTTCTTTTTCTTTTCTAATGATTTAAATCCTTCTACTTGCGCTTCCCAGTATTCGTCCATTTGGCTAGTCATTCTTCCCAATTCCCCTAACCAAGAAAATTAATGGTTTAGGTAACATTAGGAGAAATGCCCGACTTATCATAAAAATACCCCATATAATTTTTATTGTTGAATTTAAAGAAAAAATCTCAAAAAATGGGCTGTAATTTATTTGGCACTTGCGATTTTTTTTATTTTAATTTAATTGCATTACCAGAATAAAAATAACTTTATTGTGTTTCATTATGTATTAGAACAATAATAGAATCATATCATCGAAAAAAACAAGTTTTTTTCTTTGGCTTGTTATTATTAAATTGTTATATTTATATGGTTCATATTAGCCAATAATACCAAACTACAGCCGTCTGTCCTGTGGATATAGCAGAAGAACATAAACCTAATTGATGAAAGGATTAAATTTTATACACATAAAAGATAAAAGAAAAATTCGTTTAATTAAACTATTAAATCAAATAAAAAAAATTTGTTCCCTGCTATGCACCCATTCCCCAGTTACTCCCATATGATAGGACTTTTGTATTATCACACCATATGGTAGGTGCTTTGCCACCACCCAATTTAATTATATGAGAATTCGTGAGCAGGGGCGATATAACTTACTAAAATGCTACTAAAGGCCTATTTCGCACTTGTTCGTTTACCGTCTTACTCAGTCATTCTCACATAGGGTCAATGATACATCATTGTGGGAATCTTATTCTTCTTCTTTCTCAACTATCTCTATATCGTCAATCTCTTGAACCTCATCATACATAGTATCTAACACATCTATCCATTTAATATCAAAGTCAGACTGTTCTAAATCTTCAATAGTTAATTTGAGAGGGTCTTTATCTGTCTTTACAACTACAAGCCGCTTATTCCATATTATCTGCTTTTCCCAAAAAGTTAAGTTATATTCTTTCATTCTTCTCCCCCCAAAGATTCTGCTACTGTGTATATCATCTCTAATACCTGACTATAAGTAAAACCGTGATTACATTCTTTACAGAAATATCTCTCAATGGTTGAATCATAGGTATTCATTGATGACCCATCGAAATCTATATCCTCAGAACCAGTAGGATATACTTTGTAGGTGCATTTTATTCTTTCATCTGAAAGAATACTATCTTCTGCATTACATTCTCTACATATTATTTTATATTCTTTCATTGCTTTTCTTCCCCCAAGCATATACAAACTTATTTGCGTCATAATTAGGATTTGTAGATTCTAATAAATTAGATAACTTATGCACCTGTATATTATTTAAATCCAATTTAATGCACATATCAACTAACCATTCATAATGTCTTCTTGTAAATAAATTACTCTTGTATTCTCTCATTCTTTTCTTCCTCCTTTCTACATTGTTTTAAGTGTTCTCTCCAGATAGCAATTTCATTATGAATACTCATCTCATCACTACCCATTGGCAACAATCATCTGTTTTAATTCTTAATTCTGTTATTTCCATTCCACAATTTTCACATTTCATTCTATTCACCTCTTAATTCTATATAATGAAGATGCTCATAATACTCATTCAACAATTCCTGCCAATAATGGTTAACACACAATCCTCTGTAATAAATCTTATTATCACACTTGGGTTTTAGGCACATCAATAACTCTCCCCAAAAAATTAGCAGTAAAACACTCATCGCATATAGGAGTATCAAACTTAGGATATGCCGGATTAGCGGCCTCCCAATTACTAACATAAATCAACTTATTACAATCACCACATCTAAACCTAACTCTATCCTTCATAATTGTTAAACACTGATTAACATAAAACGTAGCAGGTTGATAATCCCTAACATCAACTAAAGTATAACCTCGCTCAGTATCGTTAAAAACTTTCAAAAGATACATACCTACTTCATAACTACCAAGGTCATTTTTCTCCATCAACTCAAACATTCCATATTTAGCCATTAAAGCATCTCCGGAGAATTTAGTTGTTTTATGATTGGCTCGATATCATTCATTACAATAAGAGTTGCATCATTTAACTCATCGGTGCAATCTGCTCTTATTTTAACACTCTTAACAATCCAAACATGATAAGAGCCAGACTTTGATTGTCCGAATTCAACGGTGTATCTAAAATTATCTTCTTTAACTTCTATGTTATTCATTCTATACTCTCCTTTAATCTATTTAGTGTAGCATCTGCAATTTCATTAGAACAGGTTTGGGAAGTATGACTTATACATTCAAACTTACAATCCAATGTAGGTTCATTTATTACTATATCATAAGTCAATAGTCCCTCAACCATTACCTTTTGTATGTGAGCCATTTCTGCTATGAAATAATCATTCATTCTCATCTCTATTTCCTTTGGGGATTGTTTAGAATCTGTGTCCCAAGTAATTACATATCTAATACGAACAGTATCTTGCCAACTGTAAGTATAGAAAGACACATCAAGCCTCATATCCTCCCCTTCAACTGTATATAGTGGAATAACCTCTTCATCTGTAAGGTATAGTGAGGCTATTGAAGGGATTTCATTTTCCTTCTCTTTTACCTCTTCAACAATAACCTCAGTCTTTGTGTGCGGAAAGCCATTTTTAGTCAATTGGTCTGATAGTTTAGTGGAGTGGTATTCTAAATCTGACTCAAACATTATCTTACCATTCTCCGCAGTAAAAACAAACTTATTAGATTGCTTCACCTCAGTATAGGGAACATAATAATCTTCTTCATTAGTATTCTTATACTCACCCAAAAAGAAATCCTTATTCTGCATATCAATAAAGAAATTTCTTAATTTCTCTCTATCATTTACAGGCAATTCTATCTCAACAGTTCTTTCATATCTCAAACTCATACAATACACCAACAGAGATAGGGGTTATATGGGGCAATAGCAAAGCATTACCATATGGTTGTATAAATGGCACTTTGTAAATATATAACCCCAAATGGCCCAGAAGGGCCGTTTAGGGCGTAGGCAGGGAATTACGCTTACTCGGATTCCTCCGAATTTACCGATGGTTGGGTTAGATTAACGGGTAGTTCTCCATCCCACCAATACTCGGCTTCTGTATCATTTGCGACCATAGATGAATAGGCCTTCTTGAGTCTTGCATTTACTGGCTTTGAAACTGCTTCGCCATATTCCGAAGCATCATCATAAAGACCGCCACCACTGCGCCCATGTCGGGTCATCAGTTGGGCGACTATATCGTTATCAGCCATCAATGTGGTGTATAGCGCGTTAAGGTCAGATGTTGCACTGTCTGCGTTAGCCACAACTTGAGCAGGTAGGCTTGAAGTCTTGCCCTTTCGGAAGGGTGCGCCCTCAATACCCACGAAACACGCTCTAATTGCGTCATACATGGACTGTGCCGATTCATCGCTTGAACGGCCAATAGTTAGCAACTGCGATAATACTGCAAGTTGCGGGTAGTCTGTCGAATAGTCGGGATTAACATTCATCCACGCTTCGACTTCTTCTGCTTTGTTATCAAATTTCACTCGTATATCAGTCATATTTTCTCTCTCCATTACTCCCGTAGGTGTTTTTCCCTGCCTACACTATTGGGTTGAGTATAGGGGTTATAGGGTGATTACTCAAAGTTTCACACCATATGGTAGTAATTGGTTTAATTAGATTAATTTAATTATTGCGTCTAACTTTCGCTGTCGGTCAGCGAGCAGTGGGAGCATAACAACAGGAGATTACAATATTGCTATTGGTTATGAAGCAGTATTGGTATTTCTTTTGGTGTAAAATTTACACTAAGAATAATAACTTGGATTTTCAATGTGTTAGCAACAATCATCAATGAAAAACCCTACTTTCTTTTGAACACCACCTTTCCAGTTTTCCAATGTTTCCAACCCTACCATATGGTTCGACTTTGTTCCGAACCCTTCATATATGCTTGCTCGGTGGGATATATTGTCCCGTTAAGACGACAAGATTACTAAGTAATCAGAGGTAATTATTATGGCAGAAAGTTGGAATGATACACTATTAAAGGCACAACAGATGATTGACGCAGATGAGGCTGGAAACATCACACATGATGTAAGACAGGCTTTTGAAATGCTAAGTAATGTTGGTAATCAACAGTATGAAGCATCAGGAGAAACACCTGAATCTATACAGAAGGCAATAAAGGAAACTCTAAGGAGTTATCCCGGATATCCTTGGAGAAAAGGCGGTGGCGGCGTATTACCAGCAACCGCACTTAGCGTTGTAGACTCACTAAGCAAGGATGCATCCAATTCATTTGGAAGGGCATTCGATGAGTGTGGGGAGGGTATTCGTGCTTTCCTTACACCACACGGCCGTAGCAGCAAGCAGTCCTATTCGGATGGTGCTGACTATGGAGCATATATTGCATCTTCAATCAAGAAGACTGCAACTAGCCTGTATAAAGCAGGAACATGGGATGGAACCCTAGACGGTCTATCCTCCGCTATCATGGAGGATGACGAACAAGAGTGATTTTGTTGTGCTTAACGGGACAACTACTCTTTTATTCAATTCACGACTACCTCCTTTGGTTGTGTGATTAGGTTTTAACTTAGTTAAGTAATTAGTAATTTTAAGGTTCTTATAAAATAATAGGTAATATCACCCTTTCTTTTACTCCCTAATCATCACAATCAAATTATGGGGTATTTATATTTCAAAGCAATATAACACCATATGATTGTATTTGCTTAAAATTAACATTAGGTCGGAGTCGCGGGTCGTTTGTTTATAACCCCCTCCGCGAACCCTGTATTGTTAATCAATACCAACCAATTCCAAGAGAAGGTTTAATCAGAACGTATCTTATAAAGTAACTTAATTACGTTACTAAATTTCTCTTCCAAATTAACAGGTATTTCTAACACCTTCATTAACAAATGAATATCTATAAGATATCAATATGTATACCAATATCCAATATAGAATATCCTATATATTATACTATAAGAAACATCAAATGTGGGTCAATATGCAACACTTCCAATTTTCCAGTATGAGTGGAAAAGACAAAGTGAAGCAAAATGAACCACATATAAAAGATATGTTATACAATATAATCATTATTCTAATTTCCAATTATTACAATACTATTTACCCCCTCTTCTCTCTCTCCCTTCTCTCTCCCTATTCTCTATGGGATGGGCTGGAAAAGTCGGAATAGTGGAATAGACAGGAATCATGTTCAATATGAACCACATAATTAACAATATCTATAACAAAATGAAAATTCTAACCAATTGGAAAGATGGTAGAAAAGACGAGGTGATTAAAATGACGGATAAAAAACATAACTATGTATATGGAATGGCTAATTGTTTACAATGTAATAAGCAGTATGTTAGAAAACATCACTTGAGCGAATTATGTTCTGATGAATGTAAGAAAATTAGGGCTAAGGCTACTACTGCTAAGTGGCTAAAGAAGCGCACTAAGAGATTGAAAGAAGACCCTGAATATCGTAACAAACTAAACAACTATTACCGAGAAAAAAGACAGAAAGAAAAGAGTATGATTGATATGACGAAAGTAAGAGAATTAACAATAGACGAACTAGAACAGATAAAGCAATTATTAGACGAAGGTAAAACTTGGTCTACTATTAGAGATAATATGTTTTACTCATATGAGCATGGATATATTATGACTACACAAATGATACAGAACCGCTACTATAATGCTAAATACAGTGAAAATGACCCTATTAACCCTACATTTGGAAAATGGTCTACAAAAGAAACTGCTACACTTATTGGGATGTGGAATGCTGGAATACCCCAGAAATACATGACGGGTATTATTAATAGGACTTATAGACAAATATCGGGCAAAATTTCTAGTCTTAAGAGGAAGGGTGATGGTGTTTATTCAGGAAGTAAATTGTTAAAAATGGAATCTCTAGATATTAGAAACATAAGAAAAAAGAAAGTCGAGGCATTATCTCCACCAAAAAGAATGAAATTGGTAAATTCGTTTAAGTCAATTAATTCATCAGCAACAGTAAAGGATGATAATACAGATGGATTGGAAACAGGAACATGGCAAACTTCTGTTGGAACAATTGGACAACCAAGAAAGAGTCACTTAATGAATTGGAGCAACGACCAACAAAAAGGCCCTTATCCTGATGAGGTGACTCAAGTAAAAACAAAATCTATAATCAATCTAAGTAAAGAAAATAAAATACTTAAGAAAACAAATGAAAGTCTTATGAAGGCATTAGTAGCGTTGGAAGAAGCGATGGTGAAAACAGAAGAAACATCAACAGAAATTCACAATACTAATTTGAGAACTGAACAAGGTAATCCTACAATTGTAGATGATGACGGTAATCAAATAGATAAGACTGCTCAGGATATTGTAACGCAATGTCAATTTATTTGTGATTTGCTATTATCAAAGAATAAGCAATATGGTGATTCTGTATCGAATCCTATTAGAGTATTTTCAAAAGCAGACAGTAGCGAACAAATCAAAGTTAGAATTGATGATAAGATTAGTAGATTAGTTAGGGGAGATGATTCCTTAGAAGCCGATGAAGATATAATTGATGACTTAATCGGATATCTAATCTTATTAAAGATTCAAATGAAGAAATAATATTCACATGGTTTATCTAAGCCAAGACAGTTTGTGTATGGGGATACACGCTGGAAAATGTGGAGTCGTAGGTTTTCGACATAAAAAGACACAAAGATATCAAAAAAGAGAGTAAATACCGGCCGGTAGATTCAATGTGAAAACGTTGAGGGATTAAAAAGTTGAAGAATAAACTAACCCCTGAATAGGGTATGGCTAAGATAGGTTTACTAAAAAAACATCCACTCTCTAACCCAGAAAAGGGCAAAGAACCTGTTGTCTTCCTACACACACTCAACGTGGTTTTATCAAGTAATAAATGCAATCATTTCTCTTATATATGATAGTTGGACTCTCTCACCAATGCATTTTCCACTTTACACTCACTGTTACAACTGAGTAGAGTTTGCCAAATAAAAAGAATAAAACAAGTTACTTGTATAGTAATTAGACGGGAGAATACGGTAAGAAACATCTTCCCGTTCCATTGCCGCCGTATGCGTAATTGGTGTTTCTAGTTATACTTGAACGATACATAGTAAATGAAAACTTATCAAGGAACGATATGCTAGTCATATCTTCAAAATATATGTTCTTTGTAGGATTAAATATTCTTCTCTATTAATAATGCGAGATACCCGAGTTTGGTCAAAGGGGCAGGACTTAAGATTCTGTGCGTAGTGCTTCGTGGGTTCAAATCCCACTCTCGCAACCATTAAACTCCAACCGTTTTGTCACGGTTACACACGCTTAATAGGAAGTGTAGGAGAATACCTATCAAGTTGGGTGAGAGGCCCACATTAAACTCCAAAGGCATATTAGTGGTATCGCCTGTTCGTCACTTAATAGGAAGTGGGAGAAAACCTATCGAGTTGGGTGGGAAGCCCACATATAATTTATATGCTGAATTGGTGTAGTTAGGCCCATCATATCGGGTTTTCATCCCGATGACCCGGATTCAAATTCCGGATTCAGCACCACCCATTCAATAGGGAGCCTTACACGCTTCTGATAATATACTGATAAAGGAACTTATATAAGTAAACACTAATATGTAGACTTACCGGAGAAGGTAATAATCAACCATTCCGCTAAACAATAATAAAACGAAGAGAAATAAAATAGAGGTATGAATATGTCGATGAGAGAATGTAACCATGTAGATGAACAAACCGGATTTAAGTGTAGAAAGCCATTTAAAGTGACATCTCACAACTATAGGAGATATAGGTGTGATGAGCATTTAAAAGGTAGAGGCCCCAAGAGGAATAGTAGACTAGTAGCGGCTAACTTAGCAAAATCTAAAGTTGAATTAAGGCAGTATGTGGAAGACTTACGAAGTGAAATTATCCCAGATATTCTAGTTAGATATGTAGAAACAATGCATGAAATAGATAACTTAACTAAGAAAGTGGATGAAATCAAACTACCTAAAATAGAAGATATTGTTAATAACTCACCAGAACTATCCTTAGACCTTTCTAATTATAAATTAGAAGTTAAGGAATTTTATGATGATATGGGTAGAATACATAATGCTTATGTTAAAAGAACAAAAACACAACATTCTAATTCTTTAGCAGAGTTTAGAGAGTTAAAGAGTGAAATTGATGAAACAATAAATGAAAAGTTAGATTCATTTTCATTAGAATCAGAAGTCACTAAGAGATTCGCTAATCAAATAAACATTATTAATAATCGCAATATTCAATTAGAAAAGAGAATTAAGGAATTAGAGAATAAATTAAGTTAAAGGTCTGTGGCGCAGTCAGGTAGCGCAACGGGCTTTTAACCCGTTGGTCGCGGGTTCAAATCCTGCCAGACCTACCACTCAAGCACAGTAATTGTGCGTTAATTGGGATAGAGTTTGTTACAATAAAAAGGAAAAAATTTCATGTCATCTTCGCTGGCGCGACCAGTAACAAGGGAGTTTTTGGTTCTTCGCCCTTTCCTTCTCTATCCCGACAAAAGGAGAAATAAGTATGTTAAAAATATGTGTAATATGTAAAAAGAAATATGAGGGTTATGGGAATAATGCCTCACCATTCACAATAGGAAGATGTTGTGATAATTGTAATTCAACAAAAGTTGTGCCGTATAGGAGGTTTAAGTATGAAGAATAAAACGTTATGTAGATGGTGTGGAGCGAAAGTTCATTGGGGCCACGATAGAACAAGAAAATGCGAGGCTTGCAAATGAAATGTAAGAAATGTATTAGGGGAGTAATAATGAAACAAATTAGTATTGATGTATTTACTCCAATAGAATGTGATTGTTCTATAGCCCATTGGTTTAAGGGGATTAAAAAATGAGTAGAGAAACAATTAAGAAATTTGAAGAAATAAAATTCCACTTTAATAGAATGGTGGAGGCATATGAGGAATTACCTATGTTAGCAAGTAATGTTCAACGGGTAGTTCTAGAAGATGCAATGACTACAATAGGGGCAGTATTTGAAGGAATTAACCAACAGATATTAGATGTTATTGAAATTATAGATGTAGAGGTGAAAGAAGAATGAATAAATGTATTAGATGTGGTGCGTCAACAAATATTAATTTATATGAAGATAGAAAAAATATTTATTACGGTGAGTATTTATGTTGGGATTGTGAATCAATGATAGCCGTTGAGTGGGGATTGGATAAAAAAGACCAAGAATATATGATAGAAAAGGTAAAAGAAGAAGATATTAGTCTAATCGAATTTGTAGCCACAATGATTAAAAATAGATTTGATAGAATAAACAAAATGGCAAATATTGTTGGTAACAAAGAAGAAGCGTGGGCTTTATTAGATGCGGAACTTAGAGCGATTAAATCATTAATGAAAAAAATTGGAGATGAAGAAGAATGATGAGTAAAGAATATTATGAATTGAAGACAGACAGTGGCCTAACAACGCTTAGGTTAAGTGATATATCAGCCATAACCACAGAAGGTTCTGGTGGAGTATTAAAGAAAGAGCGATTTAAGATTGCTATACATTTAGTTAGTGGGACTATATTTACTGGCTTAATGGATAAGACAGATAAAGAGGCTCTTATAACTAAATGGACTGAGGCGTGGAAATATGCTATATGAGATAGGGTTACTATGGATAGGAATGTTAGTCGGAATGATTATTGAATATAATGTTGCTCCGCTTTTTAAGTTTATATTTAGAGTAAGGTTGTTTAGGTTTTTGGCTTCAAATGATTTTGAAGAACATTTAAAAAATCTTGAAGATTCTCCCGCTAATATGGATGAAATTGAACATCCAATTGGGACTATTCAGCAAGTAACAGAATGGGATGGAGGTCATTTTAGATGAGAGATATATTAGATATGAATAATGATGGTAAAGTAGACCACCACGACTTTAAACATATGCTTATGAGATATGAATGGATTGTGGTAACTGGGTTAGCACTAACCATTATACCATTAGGTAATGTATTAGGTTATACTGATATTGATTCTGATTTCTTTTGGGCTTTGGCCGGGCTGTGTTTAACAGTTGAAGGTGTAATCGAATTGTATTATGAGCAGAAGTATTGGGATAAGCAAAAGCAGGAGGAAGAATAGTATGAAATATAAATTAGGAAAAGGGAATAGCACCTACAAGTGGAAATTACTTCACATTGATGATGATGAGTGTGAGGCTAAATACTTCAAGACAAAAGCAGATGCAGTTTGGCATATGCTCACATCAACGGGTTTCATGTTGGAGGAACAATAATGACTAATAGACCTTATAGTAATTGTAAAAAGCCCCATAGTCATGGTAGGGTTATTGGGGAAGCATATTGTAGGGTATGTAAAAAAATGGAGGAAGAAGAATGAATAAAATAGTATGTAAGACTTGTTTAGAGGTTGTTGTAACTACTCGCTCAAAGCGAGGCAATGTAATCTGCACAAGATGTAATGGAATAGTGATGTAAATGATGGAATTACCAAAGAAAGAAATTGAATTAAGAATAGTTAGAGATGAAGAATTACCACCCATTGTAATTACAATGGATGAGAATGATGAGATTAAGGTTATGATAAATGAAAATCATAAGACTTGGTTAGCAATTCATAGGAAAACAATTGGGGGATTATCACCTGTAATTTATGAAAAGATAGATGAGATTCTATTGGCTACCTTGAAAGAAACAAGAGCATTTGAGAGGTTGGAGTAAATGGGTTATTATGATGATGTTAGAGATGGTTTAATACCAGAGGATAGTCCTATTCATGAACAATTCAATCAACTTCATAATACAATTAATGATACCATAACAGAACAAAATAACAGTGCATTTTCTATGGAAAAAGATTATTGGATAAAGGTAATTAATCATATGAGTCCAATGACATATTGTGCATTAATTGCAGCAATAGGAGAAGTTCACCAAGCAAGATTTTTAGGAGAGGAACAATAATGGCTAAAATACATTGTGAAGTATGTAGTTATGGTTTAGCAAAGAATGCAAGGTCATGTCCTCACTGTAGAAAGAGGAATAAAGATGGAGTGAGAATATGAGTGAAAAAGATTGGATGGACGGAAGCATGGAAAGACATTTACTTGACGAATTGAACAAACTGTATGATGTGTTAGAAGCGTTAGGCTACACAAGAGAACAAGTGTATGAAATGAAAGAAGCACCTCTTATTCCAGTATGGGAGGAAGAATAGTGGATGAGGAAATATCTTATTATGAAAGAATTTTGCGTCAGGCTATAGCAACGAAGTTAATTACACTTTGTAAGAGTCAATCTGCTGATTGTCTTGGTGTATTTGCTTATGTGCCACAAAAAATGTATTGTGATGAATGTAAACGCGAAATATATAATAGGCGGAAACGCGTTAAGGCTTTTTCAAATAGGATATTTAAATTGGAGGAAGAATAATGGATGAAGAATGGAAAAGAGAATTAGGAAATGGAAGATGGGATAAAATTCTAAAAAGAAAAATGACAGAATTATCTGTATCAGACGATTATGATGAGGCTAAACATGAATGGGTAGCAACAGGTAATGTTTGGTGGAGGGGTTGTGGTGAATCAAGGCCTCATTGGGCTATGGAACACCCAGACCAATGTTTATGCACACATAACATTGTATATCATTTTGAAATTCATAATACTGAAAATCATATTAGAGAATGTGTTGGTTCAGACCACATCAATTCTTATCTGATTATTAGGGCTATTGAGGAAGAACAGAATATTTCCAGAGAAGCAATTACTGAAGAAATGATTGAAGAATGGGTTAAAGTTAATGTTGCCACTATGAAGAAAAATGCTTGGTGGAATAATAACGGTAAGCGATTTGAGTCAATGTTTAATGAAATTAAAGAATTAGATTTGAGAGTTAATGTTAGAACAAAGGGGAAATATTATGACCCTAAAATTAAAAGATATGTTCCTAAAACGACAATTAAAAAAACTAGTTCCGGTCAATATGGTAGTGCAACATATAAAATGGGTTCAATTGTTTGGAGATGGAATCATCCTGATAACCCTAAAGCACAAATTCATACAAGAGGTTATCCAACTGAAAAGTTAATGAATGATTTGAATTTGTTCTTTGCATTACTTCAAGGTCATAAGGATAAGACTGAAGCAGAGGATAAGGAATATCAAAATAGAGTTATTGAGGTTCAAGAACAGGTTGCTTTACTTAAAGAGCAGAATATGGCTAATCAAAGAAGAATAGCAGAGAACCGTGTATTGGCTGAAGAAATGAAGTCAAATACAGAAGATGCTGAATTTGTAGAGAATTGTAAAATGTATGGTATGTTGCCTTTTAGTGAAGAAAGTGCTACTAATGATTGGGAACGAAAGTTCTTAAGGTCTGTTCGTAAATGGATTCTTAGCGGCAAAGAGCCAACATCGGCGCAAGTTGCTACCCTTGAGAAAATAATCAATAGTGAAAGAGATTTCGTTAGTGCGACTGAAAAACAATGTGCCTTTTTGCTGAGATTAAATTTTGATGGTGATTTATCTAAATTATCCAAAAGACAAGCATCAGCAGAAATTGATAGATTATTAAAAGAAAGGGAGGAAAATGCATGAGTAAATTAGGTAGTATTGCTAGATTTGCCGTAGGTGCTGTAATAATAACAACATTATGGCCCATCGGATTATTTGGAGATGAGTAAAATGAGTAAAACAAAAAAGAAAACAGAAGAAAAAGACGTAGAACCCAAACTAACTAAGGGTGAATTATCAGAATTAGTGATGAAGTTGAACGGGCAGATAATGAATGCCCAAACTATAATCAATGATTTAGTTAGTCAAGTAAATGCACATAAAGCATTGTGCGCTCATTATGAGAAGACAATGAATGTGCTAACAGGGCGATTACTTGGATTAGAAGAAGAGTTAAAACAAAAAAATGAGGTGCAATAAATGTTGTTAAAGATATTAAATGAAACAGGACATACTGAATTAGAAGTAACGCAGAAAGAGGTCATTGACCAGATTAATGAACACCCTACACATTGGGTATTTATAGATGGTGAAATGGTTTCTCGTCAAGAAATCACACAGGTTTCTTGGGATGAAGTAGAAGTAGTTACACTAACACAGGCTATTGTCGGTGGCTATTAAAACTAATTAAATTGGAAGGTTGGGGGGGCATTGCCCATGTTCCCCCTCCTTCCTTTTTTGGGGGTTATAAAAATGCTATTAGACAATGTTAATTTTATACCAGTAAATACAATTGGTATAGTAATGAGTGCGTTTGGTTGGACGCATTCAGAATCGCAAAACTATTCAATAAGTGGGGAATCACTCACAGTAGTTAAACCTGACTTTTATCCTAATGGTCATGTATTGGCCGTTAGTAAGAAAGCCGTCATTATTTGTGATGGCGAAAGTCATTTTGAATATCGAGGTAAAGAGTATACTGATATTCAAGAAATAATTGGAGAATTTGGAATACAAATAATAGAAACATTCCCAGAGTGGGTTTTCACTATTGAAAAGGAATGGACAATAATGAAGAATGGAGAGTTTGTCCATTCATTTAGTTCACTTAACGAACTAAGACATAGAAAAAAATTAAGGTGTTAAAATGGAAAAGGGAATTAAAGCATTAGGAGATTTAGTAAAATTCACTAAATATTCTAAGTGGATAGAGAAAGAAAACAGAAGAGAAACATGGGAAGAAATGTGCTATAGGAATATGGAAATGCATTTAAAGAAGTTCAAGTATGTAGATGAAGTAGATAGATTAGAGTCTGAAATTACATTTGCAGATGAAATTAGAGAAGTGTATGAGAAGTTTGTTATACCAATGAAGATATTACCATCAATGCGCTCAATGCAATTTGCAGGTAAGCCAATAGAATTATCTCCTAATAGGTTATATAATTGTGCTTATTTGCCTATTGATTCAATTGATGCCTTTTCAGAAGCAATGTTTCTATCATTAGGTGGAACAGGTGTAGGTTTTTCAGTGCAAAAGCATCATGTTAATTGTTTACCAGAAATATCAAAACCAAAGACTAATAAATATAGAAGGATTTTGATTAACGATTCTATCGAAGGGTGGGCAGATGCAATTAAAGTATTATTTGAGTCATATACAGGTAAAAGAACATCAACCCCAAGATTTGATTATGGTGATATTAGACCAAAAGGTGCTAGATTAAAGACTAGTGGTGGTAAAGCACCCGGCCCTGCACCGTTAAGGGAGTGTTTAGTTAAAATAGAGAATATGCTCTTAGAGAAAGAAGATGGAAGCCAATTAACACCATTACAATGCCATGATATGATGTGCCATATTGGGGATGCAGTCATATCTGGAGGAATTAGAAGGTCTGCAATGATTTCTTTATTTAGTGTAGATGATATGGCAATGATTACTTCTAAATCTGGCGCATGGCATGAAAAAGCACCATATAGAGCAAGAGCAAATAACTCTGCAGTAATCCTAAGACACCGAATAACTAAGCCATTTTTTAAAGAACTATGGGATAGAATAAAAATAGGTGGTCAAGGAGAACCCGGAATTTATTTATCTAACGATAAGGAATGGGGAACGAACCCCTGCTGTGAGATAGGATTACGGGCTTTTCAGTTTTGTAATCTATGCGAAGTAAATGTTTCCGATATTATTTCTCAAGAGGATTTGGAAAGTAGAGTAAAAGCGGCAAGTTTCTTAGGAACATTGCAAGCCGCCTACACTGATTTTCACTATTTGCGTGAGATTTGGTCAAAAACTACTGAGAAAGAAGCCTTAATTGGTGTATCAATGACTGGTATTGCTAGTAATAAAGTAGCAATGATGGATATTGAACACGCCGCAGAAAAAGTAAAGAGAGAAAACACTAGAGTTGCTAAATTAATTGGAATAAATGAGGCCGCTAGAACAACTTGTATTAAACCTTCAGGAACAACAAGTCTTGTTTTGGGAACATCATCAGGTATTCATGCTTGGTGGTCTGAGTATTACATTCGCAGAGTAAGAATTTCTAAATTAGAACCTGTGTATAAATTCCTATTAGAGAATGCTCCAGAGTTTATTGAAGACGATTACGATAATATCAATGATGCGGTATTTTCAATTCCTGTTAAATCTCCAAAAGGAGAAGGGGAATTTAAACCAATAACCCGAAGTGAATCTGCATTAGATATTCTAAATAGAGTTAAGAGATTTTCTATTCGTTGGATTCAGCGAGGGCATAGAAAGGGAACAAATACACATAATGTATCTGCTACCATTAGTATTCGTGATAATGAATGGGATGGAGTAGGAGAATGGATGTGGATGAATAGGCATTATTACAATGGATTATCAGTGTTTCCTTTTGCCGGAGGCTCATATAGACAATCACCGCATGAAACTATTAGTAGAGAAGAGTATATAGATATGGAAAATAGATTTCCTAACTTAGATTTTACCTCTATTATTGAAGAAGAAGACTTTACCGATTTTACAGGCGAAATTGCCTGTGCAGGTGGACAGTGTGAAATATAAAAAATATACTAAAAAAACTCTGCTAAAAATAGAGCAGAGTGTTTATGATTCCTTTGATAATATCAAAGTGAAAGCCTCAATTAATAAAAGATATGAATTGTTGAAGACAGATAGAATGTCTAATGCAGTTTTTACGCATTTTTTAGTGCGTAGTCTAATGTCTATGCTTGGCCTATCGAAAGATAGCGCATTCAATGCTTTAGACGATTTAGTTAAATTTGAAACATATAAAGAAACAAATAACATAGGTGAAAAATATGAAGATAAAAATAAAAATATCATCTCCAGACGATAGTTCGGATAACTATACGACTAGTTTTCTATTTAGAAGTAATGTCCCTAACTATAATCGTAGAGTTGAGGGAAGAAATAAATTTGGTGAAATTGTTTTCCGTTGCCGACCTCAAATGGCTAATGATAAAACGCTTGACCCCATTTTGAGTGCATTACAAACTATTATTGACGGGCGTATATTGCAGAAAAATACCTCAAGGAGTAGGTATAGATATGCTCAGAATGGAGATAATAGCCCATCAGTAAATTATTCTAGTATTTTTACTTGGAAATTTAATGATGGTAATTTCACAATGGTTTATCAACAGACAAAATCTCAATTTTATATTAATGGTATGAAACTAAATAAAGTAGATATAATGTCTATCCTATCTAAAGTAATATACAAAACTTGTTTCGTTAGGAACAGTAAAGAATTGTATACATATCTTAATCAATTAATTGTAGTCCCTCCCAATGTAATGTATTGTGTAGAAAACAGAACGCCCTATTCCTTTTGGGATGTTCGCCCTTCTAGTTTAAGCCATACGGCAGTAAGGGGTAAGAAGTATTCTGTCACATTAAACACACAAATTATTTCAGAAACAGAATGTGCATTAGAAATTTCTGAAAATATTTGGGCAACCATTACGATTAAGGAATTAAATCAGTTTATTAATTATCATAAGTTTGATAAACAGCGTTCAAAGAAATGGGCCTTAATGCCTGAAAACTTGTGGTGTGCTTTATTTGGAACCATGCCTTCATATTCTCAAAAGAATCTAATGTATTCTTTCCTTCAACAAAATAGAACTCAAGATAGAGTAGAGGAAAGAGCACAACAATTACTTGTAGACTTAACTAAGGAACACCCTAATCAAATCTACAAGTTTATAACCCGAACTACACAAATGCAAAGAGGAGAAGAACACGTAATACCATCTAATTCCTTGTTAGTGAGAGGCACTATATCTGATTGGATGTTAATACCAAATAATAGTAGAAGTATGCATCAGAAAGTAAACGCCTATAAAGTAATAGGAGAGTATCAGATTGATGAGTGGACAATATTACCGAAGAAATATACACCAATATCAATATTTGAATCTGTGTATCAAGAAATACCCAATGCTATTATTGGTCTAGTCGGCCCTATTTGTATAGATACCCTACACGGTAATTCAAGTGAAGGTGACCAAATGGCATCAAGAGCATTAGCCTTAATGAATGATAAGGTTACTGGTAATTATATAAAAACCTTAAAACCGTATATGGATTCACAGACCCATGTAATTTCAGACAATGTTCTTTTAAATATGCAAGAATATGGTGCAACATATAACACAATTAAAAATACAGTGAACTTCCCGGAGAGATAAATATGGAAAAATGTTTTGAATGTAATAGTAATGATTTAGATTATTCAGAAAGATTAGGCGAAATAGTTTGTGGTTCTTGTGGACTTGTATTGATTCAGCAACTATTAGAAGAAACAACCTTTTCATTAAACCATGAGATAACAGGGATAGAATTAGGTAGCACGATAAAATCTTCTGATGCTTCTAAATATGGTAGAAAAGGATTCTCTCTTTATAGAGCACAGAAATTTGGTCAACCAAACTCTGTCTACTATGTTAGGATGGTAAGATTATCGAATGCACTTTTAAGTAAATATTCGGTAAGGCCAGACATAAGAAAAAGAATAACTAAATATTACAAGACCTTTCTTTCTAAGCAGAAGATAGCAACTATTTCTATGGAAATAAGAGCCGCAGGAATAACTTATTTTATATTGAAGGAACTAAATATACCTGTTTCCCCCCAAGAACACGCAAAATTAGCAGGTGTTGAAGTAAAATATATGTTAAGGTTTGCTAAAAGATTAGGGAGTGCATTAGGTAAGCCATATGTGTTTAGTAATTTAAATGTAAATGGTATGGTCAGTGGTGCAGGAGCGAGATTGATTAACCCCTCTGCTGAATATCTTGGCGATGTTCAAAATTTCTCTAAGTATATAGAGAATAAATATAACTTGGTTGATAAAAGATTCAGCCGAGCCACATTAGCCGCTTGTTTTTATATTGTTTCTCTGATTAGAAGAGAACATTATACACAAGAAAGAATAAGTGAAATCACTCAAGTATCAGAAGTAGGCTTGAGGAACCATGTTAAGATTGTATTAGAACTAATTAACATAAAGAAATCCAATTTGGATTATATAACAATGAATGAATTAATGAGGTGAATATAAATGAAAAAGAAAATATTAATAATAGGGGCAGGTGGAATAGGTAGTTACTTAATTCCACTATTAGATAGATTAGGTTGTTACACTATAACAGTATTTGATAATGATACTATTGAAAAGAAAAATCTACTGTATCAAAATTACAATGAAGAAGAAATTACTTTAAATAAAGCAGAAGCAATGATGGCTCGCTATTCATCTGTTTCTGGGCAACCATACCCTGTATTAACAGTAAATCAGATTAAAGGTTATGATATGGTAGTGTGTTGTGCAGACAATTTAACTGTTAGACGGTTGATTTATATGTCTAATCAAGGTGGAGATGATGGGATAGAGTGGCTAGATTTGCGAGCGCAAGGTAGAAACGGCGCATTAATTTCTTGTAAAATAAATGATAAAATGGCCGATTCTTTATTAGAAGGCCCAGATGGTTCGTATTCATGCCAAGCGGGGGATTGGGCAGGTAAAGCGAAAGGGGTTAATTTAACACATACAATTATTGCAGGTATGGGGGCGCAATGGTTGCATAGGTATCTTAACGGTGATGAAGTAATTGAATACATGATGGTGAGTATATGAAAGATAAAATAACAATAATAGAAAGAGTAGCAGACCATAAAGAAAGGCATCCTAATGATAAAAATGTAAGAAAATCGGATAAGGGAGTAAGATACTCTAAAGAAGAACCCGGCGTAGATATTATGATGATGCGGAAAATAATGAAAGAACACAATAGGGTAATCTACAAGGATTTAAAACTTGAAGATGATTGTCCTAAGTGTGATGGAAAAGTAATTTGGTTTGGGTCAACAAAACATAACCCAAATCATTTTAGATGCAATAAAGGTTGCATACTATGAGGTGATTAAACATGGCAAAATATAATTTAAGATGGACAGATGATGAATTAACAGTGATGAAAGAATGTGTGGCTGACGGTTGCACATTAAAAGAAACCCTTGAGAGGTTTGAAGGCACAAAAAGAACTAAAGGTGCTATCTCTTCTAAAAGGCGACAACTTATTAAAAAGAACATAGTTGACAATATGGAACATTATGTAAAAGAAGACATAACCACAGAAGAAGTAGTTGAGTATGTAAAGTTAGCAGATAAAATAACAAACCACGCAAACAGGGTAACAGTTTTAGAACATGAAGCAAAGATTAGAAGGTTTATAGTTGCCTCTATTGCAGCAGTTGTAGGATTGTATTTATTAACGGAAGGGAATTACATTGATTGGAGTTAAGTATATGGAAACAGAATGGAAGACTGAAATAAGAGAATATTGGGATATGGTTAAGGAAGATGCTAAATGGGATTTCCCCAATGCTGATGCTGAACTATTCCTTGCCTCTATTTGGAAGGCTTCTAGTGAAGATTTAGAAGGTATGGAAGTGCAGGTTGTTATTGATAAAAATAATAACATATTTATTAGTAGCGGCACTCCTTCCTTTGTATCGTTTATGAATCACGAAGAAGAATTAAATGAGCAGAAGATGTGCTTGCCTATTAAGTGTTGGATTCATACTCATCCTTTTGGTGAAGCATATTTTAGTAGCACCGATTGGGGAACTATTAATACTTGGAAGACCGTAATGGAATATGCAGTTGTATTGGGTAATTTACAATATTACGCATATAAGATATCTGAGGACATGGGTAAGAAAATATACTTTGATGAAAATGGAGATACAAAAGATATATTCTTTTATGATTCTTCGATTAAAACTATTGATACGGGGGAAGAAGAATGAGATTTACTGGCCCATCAAATAGAGAAGCAAGAATAACTTTAGAAAACGCAATAAAGTATCTAAAAATTATTGAAGACATGGAAAAGACCAATCCTGATTGGTATATTGAATTTAGAAACCATGAAGACTGGGAATACGGGTTAACAACTACTATTGCAGTAGCAAAACAATGGTTAATTTCTAGTTGGTTTGTGTTAGAAGGTGAAGAAGAATGAGCATAGAATTAAACAAGAAAAAGATAGAGTCATTAAGAGAAGCACTGATTCTTTTGGGCTATACTGAAGATTTATACATAGTTGATACTATGATAAGCAAAACCCAGAAAATAAAACCACCCATAACCGAAGATAGGCTTTGGGAAAAAATATGGTATGTTTGTAATAATATCGCAACTGGTTATGATATTAGGATTGCAAGAAGCACAGGTGAACTTATGGATAGAGAGCGTTACAATATTACATTGGTTGGAGAATTTAGTATAAAAGGGGTTGAAGAAGAATGAATACAAATGAAGTAGTAAAAGCAGTAATTAAGAAAGATGGCATTGATGAAGGCATGGCTCAAATATTAGAGTTACTTATGTCTTATAATGTAAATGACGAAGAATGGTTAAACAATATTATAACCAACCTTTGTTATAACTCAGTTGGAAAAGATGTAACTCATCATGTAGATGCAATTAGAACTGAAATAGCCAAGATTCAAGGTGAAGAAGAATGAGTATATATGATGATATGGTAAAAAACAGAGAATCAATGGTTGAATATTTCAAGAAGGCAAAGGCCACAGGTTATTTACCTAGATTTTATTCTTTCGATGACTATTTAATACTTGAACTTATGAGAGTCGATTATTTTAAAGATAGACCAGATGCCACTCTAGTAGATTTTTACTCGGAGGGGTCAGAATGAACCCTTTTACCACAATCTACTTAACCAAAGAACGATGGCTTGAGATACAAGAGAGGGCCGAGTCTGTTGGGATTGGGGTTGAGGAATTTATTAATGTATTATTTGATATTGGACAACAGATTAGAGAAGATGGATTAGAAGATGATTACGAAGCCATGCATCGAAAAATAACAGAATGGCAACAAAGCATAATAAAAGGTGAAGAAGATGAGCAAAACAAATAAAAAGAAAATGATAGCGTTAATGATAGTATGTAGTTTTATGGCAGGTTGTGCTGATAGCCTACCTAGCCCTGATGAGATATTTAGTGATTGTAGTTATCCTGATTGGGAAACAGAATCAGGTGAAATTGTCGTTTTAGAAAACGAAACTTATGTTCCTGTATTCATTGGTAATGAAAGTAAGTGGATGGAGATTCAATCAATAACTATGACTGCAACTCATCTTAGTTTTACAGTAGATAATAATTCTGTTATATTTAACAATTTAACTTTCCAAGAAGGCAACATGGGGTATTTGTATCAAGAAGAAACTTCAGAATATGTAATTACCATTCTTGTAAATGAAACCGATAACATGACGCATAATTATACAATAGTAGATGTAGATAAAATACTGTTTAATATGGGTCATGCTCCACAACTAGGGTTAGCAGGGGTATATGTTCCTGATTTCCAGTATGATATAACAGTAACTTATTCTGTTGAGTATAGGTTGTGGGACGGAAAGGAATGCGTGTGAAGCCTACAGTCACAATAAGATTCCCTGCTCCATTACCCGCAGAAATTCCCTGTCCTATTTGCGAAGGGAATAAATGTAAGGTATGTGATTGGACTGGGAAATTACATATTACTGTAGATGCTAAGGTTCCAATACAACGGTTTCTTATAATTAAATATGTTGCAGAAAATATGCGTGAGGTAGCACAATCTCTTTCTGAAAAATATGGGTTAATACCTGAAATAGAAACAGAAGAAGTGGTTGATGTTAGCAACGGCCAATATGAAATTGTTAGAATAAGTAGTGTGGGTGGCGTAGTTTGGCTAGTTAGTAGGTTAGATGAATTAGAAAGTCCAAGATACTTTAAAACATATAAAGAATTACAGATGTTTAGGAGTGGTTGGATTGAAGAATGAAAGAATTGTATTAAGAATACCAAGAAATGCTACAACCGAATTAATGGTTGTTGAAGCAGAATTTTGGAACATACCTATAATTGATATTAGATGGTATGAGAATGGAAAGCATACTAGAAAAGGTGTGCGGTTCAATAAAGACGAAGGGCAGAAAGTCCTTCAAGCATTAAAGAGGATTTTAAATGATAATATCTATGAGAACATTGAAGAAAGAAATGAAGAATAATTTAGAAAGAGGAACTTATGTTAATTCCGATACTTATGTGGAAATAGAAAAATATATGGCCCATAGGTTAGAGGAAGTCATTAATATGACTATACGGGAATTTAATAATGCAGACGATAAGAAATTAAATAAACATCACGTTCAAAGGGCGGTAATTAGTTTATTCTATAGAGGTGGTCAAGATGAGTCTTCAACAGATTTCTAATTTGTGCCAACTAATTGAAGATAAACCCCCCACAGAAAAGGTGAAAATAATTTCAGAGAACCTTTCTTCTTTTGAAGATAAGCCATCTGTAATTAAGATTCTATCTTTAGAATATGCTAATAATAATATGGGTTCTAAGAAATCTATAAAGTGGGTTTCTAGCGCATTAGGTTTATTTGAAGAAGAACTAGAATATGAAATAAATTGTTGGGGAGATATGGGCGAGGGTCTATATGTATTGTATGAAGGTGAAAATGATTCTTCAGGTATTACTATTTCAGAATTTATATCATTACTTGAAATGGATTGTGCATCACAGTCAGGCCCATCTTACGTTAGGTTTTCTAAAGCAATAAAACAAATGAATTGCTTAGAGAAAAAATGGTTTGTTAGATATTGGCTTAGAAAGCCTAGAAATGGTGTTAATAATAAAATACCATTAAAGGTCTTATCAAAGTATTACAGTGATTCTAAAGTTATGGAATACCATAAATATAATACAGCCAGTAAGATTTGTTCTGAGTTAGATGCTGGAAAAGTTCCAGAGTGTAAATTAGTTCATGGGCAGTTTGTTAAGCCTATGTTGGCTAAAGCAAAGAAACCGAGAGATGTTGTTAGGAATGCTATAGTTGATATTAAGTATGATGGTAATAGATATCAAATACATAAATCATGGGTTGCCAATGCTGTATCTATAATTATTTTTAATCGGAAGGGCAATATTGTAACTAGCCAATATCCCGACATTGTTAACATTGTTAGAGATTTTGAAAGCACAAATGTAATTTTAGACACAGAAATATACCCCATTAATTTAGATGGTTCACCTGCTGAACATAAACTGTTAGCAAAGAGAGTTCACAAACTAAATAAGGCGGAGGCTGTTCAACAATGCCCTGTTAAATTAGCCGTGTTTGATTTATTGTCTTTAGATGGTAAATCATATTTAGAACAACCTCAAAGTGTAAGGATGGAAACCCTACAAAAAGTAGTCCCAAAGGAATATCAAACTTATGTGTTTGGTTCAGATGGAGATTTTACAGAAGCAAGTGCTTACCAAACTGCAATTGATTTAGGCTTTGAGGGTATAATGATTAAAGATGGTAATATGCCCTATCAATCTGGAAAGAGAAGTAAAGGTTGGTTAAAACATAAACCTCCTAGAGTATCTCTTGATGTAGTTATTACTTCTGGAAAATATGGCGAAGGTAAAAGAAGCGGTGTATTTGGGACATTAGGAATTTCTGTATTAGACGGGGATGAGTATATACCAGTAGGTTCTGTTGGAACGGGACTATCAGAGGCACAATTGTTTTTATTAACTACTAACCTTAAAAAGAATGTTGATTCATATGAAGGAGATACATTCCATTTCTTACCTAGAATAGTATTAGAAGTTTCTGCTGATTTAGTAAGCCAAGATGAGCAAGGTAATTACGGACTAAGATTTCCGAGAGTAAAACGAATCCGAGAGGATAAGTTCCCTAAAGACATAGATACACTAACCACAGTTATGGAGATGATATGATGATTGAAGTAGGTAAAATGACCCTAATAGAGAATTGGCCGTATCAGTGTGTAAAAATCGAAGATGGGTATGCGTTTTTGAAGAAGGTCGCAGAGGAAAGTAGGGGTAGGTTGCGAAAGTATCGCGTAGAAATGTGTCCTTACTTTGATGAAAAAGGAGATATTATCGTTCCAACCAAGCCAAAGACCCCTAAACGGAAGGCTAAAATTTTGAATCTCTCTAAGATAATCAAAGATGAAGTTGCTGAGTTGTCGGTATCTAACGATTTGATTTATTTTGTTAAAGACCAGATTGAGGGGCTTGTTAGAGAGTTAGCCTCCTATGCTGAGCAAAATGCAATCCAAGAAGGTAAAAGGAGAATAATGCCGAGTCATTGGTATTGGGTTCAACTTTCACCAAATCAAGGTCGCGGGGTTTGGCCTGACCATAACATTGAAGCCTCATTATGTAAGGAGTTGTATGAATAATGTATACCAAAGAACAGTTAGAAGGAATATTAATATCAGGAGCCAAATGTGAGATAAACGTATCTAGGGACTTAACTGCCAGTATTGGCTATAGAGTTAGGTTAAGAGTTAATTTTCGAGGAAAAGAAGATTATTTATTAGCAATAGGAAGGACATTAAAACAACATAATATCATAGCGAAGTTCAAGGCACAAGAACATAAATCAAGGCCCAGACCGATTCTTACTGTAACTGGTAAGGCCGCATTATATGGGTTGTGCAACCTTGTTCCAGATAATATTCCACATAACAATAATTGGAATGTATTTAAAGAAGCAAGGAATATTGTTCACGAAGTCAAGGGACATCAAAACTCACAAGGGTTAGATAGAATACTTGAATTAAAAGGTTTAATCTGAGGTAATTTAATGGGACTTATTAATAATAATAATGAAAGACCAATAATAATTGTAGGCAAGTCAGAAAAGAAATGCATGGAAAAGGCATTAGAACTTTTACCAAATAATCCTATTGTTAAGTATGCCAATGAATATGATATTGAAGATAACTATAGTATTCCTATTAGCAGGGGAATTCTAATTAAAGAAGCCAACTATAAACCAAAGGTTGATTTAATTACCCAAACTCTTTCTGAATATAGAGGGAAAGTTGTATTACTTTCTTCTAATCAAAAAGATGTTCCTAAGACTTTATTCAATATGTTAAAATTGAAAAGGGCTAGTGGAGAGGATTTCTCTACAATAGAAGAAATTGCGCCTAGAAGCGACCCGCCTATATTATATGATTTAGATATATTTAAACTATTAATGGATTATTGTAAGAACTCAAATAGAGAAGAAGTCCTAACCAAATTAAATTACAACTTAAAGAGTAATCAACAATCAATGTTTTTAGTTTGGCTTTCTAAGAATATCAAAACAGATGAATTAATTTTTATTGATTCAAAGGTTAAATATCAATGGGACACTTCATATTTCAATGAACTGTTAACATATGCTCATGACGGTAAATTAGCCGGAAGGTTAAATATGCCTAAAAAGAACGTAAAGACAGAACTACCTACAATCTGTAGGAAATTAAAATTAAGAACAGAAGAACAACATTTGTTAAAATTGTTATTAGAAGATTCAAATTTTCAAACATACGCAAAAAACAAATTAAATAATAAACAATATAGGATTCTTGGTTTGGGTGAAAGAACTCAAAGAAGAATCAAAGCACCTAAAGAAGAGGTTGTTACATTAGACAGGTGGTTGTAATGGTTAGAGGGAAAAAGAAACCTTGGCTATTAAACACCAATTCAAGAAGATGGAAACAATTAGACTATGTTCTAGATAGGATGGAAGGCACATTTACTGTAAGAGATATGCGTAATTGGCTTTCCTATTATTGGGAAACAGATGGTGAATTAGACAGACATGGAAACGTTAGAAAGCAATATTCTTATCACCATTCTCATGTATCTCGTTTTTTGAGATACAATAGTAAAGTAATTATTGTTGGAAAATCTACCGCAAATCATAATATATATAGACATAAGAGGAATAAAAATGAAATTAGGAAAACATTACCATAAAAAGAAAGCACTGTTAGAGTTCCATAAAACTAAAATTGAGTTTTCTACTCAAGAAGCAGTAGATTTTCTAAATAGATATAAAAGTAAATATGGGGTAGGTCTTCATAGATACACCCAAACAACACATCAACAGTTGGGGGCGATACTGTCCTCAGATTCAAATTATCTGCAAACTAACCCAAACGCAGGTAAAAATATAACTTCAAAGTGGGTTTATGTAGGAGAGGAAGAGTAATGTTATGGACAGAAAAATACAGGCCTTATTATTTAAGTGAAGTAATAGGTCAATATAGTTTTATTATGGATGCAGAAAATTGGGTTGTTAGTAAAGAAATGCCTAATGTTTTATTGTTTGGTGTAGCCGGAACAGGTAAAACTGCCGCCGCAGGAGCATTAGCAAATGAGATGTTAGGTAAATTTAAACAGTCTAACTTTGTTGAGTTAAATGCATCAGATGATAGAAAGTTGGAAACTGTTAGAACAAAAATTAAAGAAATAGCATCAACATCTAAAGTAGGCGATGTGCCGTTTAAAGTTATCCTTTTAGATGAGATGGATGGTATGACTAAAGATGCACAAAATGCATTGAAGCGCATTATGGAACGCTATGCAGATAACTGTAGATTTATCTTAACTTGTAATGATAGGTCTAAAATTATCTACCCATTGCAGTCAAGGTGTGCTAATTATCAATTTACAAGATTATCTGATGAAAACATCAGGTTAATTTTAGAGAGGATATTAAAGCAAGAAAACCATAAACTACCCAATAATGAAAATATCGAGGCATTTATAGGGGGTCTGCATGGTGATATTCGTAGAGGCATTACTGAACTACAAGCGTCAATCGCCAGTAATAGCCCATTATCAAAGGTCACTAAACAAAGTCTTGAACCTTATTCAGAAATAATAAAAATGATATTAGAGAATAAATATGAGAATGCTCTGGATAAATTACACTCAAGAATATATCAAGTGACTGATATGAACACAGTATGTATTAATTTGCACGATGCAGTTTTAGATACTAATATGACGCAAACAAAAAAATTCCAATTGTTAAAGATTATAGGAGAAGCAGAATGGCGTAGCCGCTCAACAACCCCTAAATTATTATGCAGTTGGTTGATTGGAAAAACAATGTAAAAAAGAAAAAAAGGTGAAAAAAATGGAAAATGAAAATATAGAAAGACTGGATAAAGAAGTGACTGCTTCTGCCGAAATGCTCGGATTGAGCATTGAAGAGGCAAAAGAAAAGATTGTTGAAATATGCAATCAAAATGGCTTAGATGTGTCTAATAATGATGATGCATTAGTCATTCTCAATTTGTGGAGGCACTACTTCGCAAGCGTAAAAATGGCTCAGAAAAATACTGACTCAGAAACACCACAACAAGCAACAACTGCTTCATGGTATAAGAAGGCATTTGGAATGTTTGTCTATCTTGAGGAATCAAGAGATATGATGGCCCTACAACGCGACAGATTAATGAAAGGATTTATGATGGATGCAGAAGGAACAGTTAAGTCTGGAAAGGCCGCACTAGCAACAATGAATGATGATGAAACATATACAATTGTTAGGTATTTTAACGCAGAAAGACAAGAAAGGAAAGTAGACTCATTACCAGAAAGTGCAATGCCTACTGAAAGAGAAGATAATCAATGGATTATTCCTCTTGATTCAATGGCTAGTTATAGTAGCGGGCCTAATTCTAATTATGGTAAGCCGTTAGCCAAAGAAGAATATAGACGAGGCGGAGTGTTTGTTGGTGAAGTTGATGGAGTATTCGGAAGATACTTCTTTAATTACAAAGGAACGGCTAGTCAGGCATTCGCTCCTAAGACCTTTGAGTGGGTGCATTTTGTATGTATCATTAATAGTGGAGATTCCTCCAAGATTCATGGTGTTAAAGAAACTACTCTTAATTCGTTAGTGTATAATGATACTCTTACTGAAGAAGATGCAGAATACAAAGATATGTCGGAAGTAAATAAGAAGCAGATATTAATGAAGTATTGTGAAGACCACTATGCTCCTATTGTAGACTTAGAAAGAGTCCATGCTATGAACGCATCTAAACAATATAATGAAAAGTTTGTATTTGTTGATGGTAACGTTGGTAATATGAATCTTAATGGGGAGCGCAAGAGGCTAAGTATTTCAGACTTACACAGTTCATTTGACCCAGATGCAAATGAATACTTTGGGACAACTTGTTGGATTCCTCCACATATTGATATTGATTTTGGTATATCTTCTGATATTATCGTAGTCGGTAGGACTTCTCAACAGACAATGGATGATGGAACATTAGGCTCATGTAGCATAAATGTATTCGGTATCTATGTTGAAAACAATAGAGGAAAAATAGTTGAGCAGACAATTGAGATTGTTGAGTCAGAAGATTGGTGGTGATTACATACAATTTAGCATTACTAGTTCTATAATTCATGGTAATAGTTTTGCTGTCGGTTTTGCGCAGGTGGAGTTTATCACATGGAGGTTAAACGATGATACCGGCCAATACTGGCTTAAATTACATACTGACTCTAATAAAGAAGTTAGGGTTAAAGTAAGTTTACCTGAATTAAATACTATCTTATCTGAGTGGTCAAAATTTAAATTTGGAGGAATAACAGAAGATAACCCTCCGTATTACAATGGTGATAAAAATGTCGTGGAATACAAGTGAAAATAAAGAAGAAGAAATAACATTTGAGCAAAGAAAGCAACTGATACTAAATCAAGTTCAGAAGAGAAACCAAAGGGATTCTCACTTTTTATGTTGTTCTATTACGGGTAATCCTAAAGTCGGTAAGACTGGGTTAGCCTTAGATTGTAGGACAGAAGCAGAAATAGAAGAAGGCTATAAAATAGCAGTCTTAGATTTTGATAAGGGTGCTGAACCTACATGGAGTTCATGTTGGGGCAAAGATGAGAATATAATCATATTTGAACCAGTTGAACTTAACCGTGATGGTTCTACTAATTGGGAAGAATCAATGAATAATGCTTTAGCATTTATAACATTCGTTGAAGACATGATTGAATCTGGTGAAAAGGTAAAGGCATTTATTCTTGATGGGGTAGATAAATTATATGAGGGAGCGGGTGACTTATTAAGAAGCCATCTAGCAAAATCAAATAAGAGAACCGGACAAATTATTCTTGAAACTGATTCAATTAAAGTTAACCCGTTAGATTGGAAAATTAGAAATAGGATTAATGATAGAATTTTAGATATGGCTTGTAATTTAGAAACCAATAGGTTCTTTATTACACACATGAAACCTATCTATGGGGATATCTATAATCCCGTTCCAGTGGGGGAAGTTCCAGATTGGCACAAAAGCACACCTGCAAGGTTTAATCAAATGTTGCATATTGTTAAAATAAAAGATAAAGGTGTAACAACATATAATGCTACATTAGAAGCGAGTAAAACTAACTCTGTATTAGTTGGAACTAGTTGGACTGTATTTTCTACTAATGGAGAAAATCAATGGTTTGGTGTTCCCGAATTACGGGAAGGGAAAATATGAAAATATCAATAAACAATAAAATATTAATAGATGGATTAACTGCAGTATTATTAAAAGGTAAATATCCAAGCGGTGCTTCCACTAAAAATAAAAATATCTCAGAATATGCTTTATTAGAGGTTCTAAATAATAGGATTGAAATATACAATGCTGACTCTACAACAGGGTGTTGCTATTCTATACCTATTAATAACGAGGTTCTAGCATTAGATATAGGTCATTGTATTTTGGATATTCCTAAAACGGTAAAGTATTTGAAGGCGTTTAAGGGAGTAGTCACAATAGAAGTTGGTGACGTGATACGGTTTAATTGTAGCGGTAAAAGCGCAACAATTCCTCTCACAATAATACACCCCCATCTTGATATGATAAACATGGTCAAGGGGATAGAATTACCTACTGATGATACTATGCCTACATTTGGTAAAAACCAAACCCCGTTTGAATGTAAAATATTAGTGCAGTCTGCCTTACTGGTAGATGCTACTAATACTTGTGATGTAACTGATACAGGTATCTATAATTTAGAGGCTACCGAAGACGCATTACATATTACTAGCCCATCAGATAATAATGAAACCATATCAGTGAGTATTGATACTATTCAGATAGAAGGAGAAGAGGCAGGTGTATCAATTGCAGGGCCATTTTCTAACTTTATGAATTCAGTTGTAATCATTTATATGAAAGATGATTTCCCAATACTAATGCGTAGCCCAAATAGACTACTATTAAAAGCACCAAGATTTAGCCCAAGATAGTGATTATATGATAATATCAAATACAAATAAAGGAATATATTTTGCATGGCGCAATGAAGATAAGGAAAGGGAATCTGAGATAATACCATTTTCAGATTACCCACCTTATTTTTATGTTAAAGAAACTGCATTTAAGCCAGACCAAATGTATAAAAATGATAGATGGAAAAACAGTAAGGTATATTCTCTGCGATATGAAGAAGGCGAGTGGTATAATTTAGAGGGTGAAAAACTGACGAAAGTAATTTGTAATCATCCATCTGAAATAAAAGTGGTATCTAAAGAAATGACGGAATTATATGATACTCAAACTTATGAAGCAGATGTTCAGTATCATTACAGAGCATCAATTGATAGATTCATAGATGGTGTTCCTTACCATGAATATGATATGCGTAAGTGGTATTGGGATATGGAATGGCAACAAGGTGGAGAACATGATGGTAAAATTACCTGTATTAGTTGTTATGATAATTATGATGATGAATACATACTCTATTGTTGGTTTCCCACTGATGAATTGTATGAGAGAGATACTCCTGTAATTGATACTGATTCTCAAGTGACTCTAATTACTTCTCAGAATGAAGAAATGTTGTTAAGAACTTTTGTAAATTATTGTGCGGCAAAAGACCCTGATATGTTAATTGCTTGGTTTGGTAATAGATTCGACCTACCTAAATTATTAGAAAGATGTGCATTTTACAATATTGATGCTCGGTTATTATCTCCTGTATTAGAAGTTTCTAATTATGTATATAATTCTAGAGATAGTAAATTCAATAGAGATTTTTTTGGCCCTAAAGAACAGCCCATTAAAGGTAGAATTGTTGTTAGTTTAGATTTAGCATTTGAGCGACAATGGATTGATTCCCAAAGAGGAACACTACCAACTTTATCACTTGATTATGTTTCAGAAACTATATTAGGTAATAAGAAACTTGTTAGTGAAAAATTCCCAGAAAAAAATGAATTCTTTAGAAGAGCATGGGAAGAAGATACAGATACATATTTGGAATATGCACTAATAGATGTTGATTTAATACGAAAGATTGATGATAACAATAACTTAACTGATGCAATAACTTCATTACAACGAATATTGAAAGCACCGTTTGAGGCTTGTTTTCATGCAACTCACATGGCTTCTATATACTTTATGCGTAATGCTTCTTGGAAAGCCCCTACAGGTGGTAAAAGAGATGGTAAAGATTATGAAGGGGCATTAATTTATGACCCCACATCTGAAGGAACAAATGGATTGCATCTTAATGTGGCGGCATTTGATTTTGCAGGTCTATACCCATCAATGATGATTGCCCGTAATATCTCATGGGAAACTAAATCTACCGAACCAACTGAGTTTGCAGTAAATATATCTACTCCAAGAGATTTTTCTCCTGTTGAAAAACATGAGATGTTATATTACAAAACGGATAAATTAGGATTACTTCCTCGTTCTGTTATGGAATTGAAAACATTAAGGAATCAGTATAAAACTAACATGAAAAATTCTTCTACTAAAGAAGATTACAATAAGTGGAATAATAACCAAATGGCTGTTAAAAGATTAATGGCCTCTTTCTACGGCATTGTTGGTAATCAAGGATTCGGTTGGTGTGATATTGATTTAGCCGCTAGCATTACTGCTAGTTCAAGAGAAGCAATTAGAGAGGCGGCATTTAGGGTGAGAGAATTATGATAGAGAAAGATATAGAATGTATGGAGTGTGGGGGAATTCTTAATCCTCATTCTTCCAGAGGGCCATATAAAAAGCGACATCTGTGTGATTGTATGGAGGGGTTGTATAAATGAGTAAAAAAATAGTAGCGACAAATTTCCCACATAATCCTACATTCAAATGTATGCAAACAGGAATGTATATTGTTTATGGAGATGAAGAAGAATGAGTGCAACAAAGAAAAGAAGCGGAATGAAAGCGATAACATGGAGATTAATAGCAACGCTAGATACTTTTGTAATAGCATGGTTTATTACTGGTGATTCTATAGTTGCCGCAAGTATAATTACAGTTGAAGTGTTAACTAAATTTGTATTCTATTATTTCCATGAAAGAGCGTGGCAAACTACTAATTGGGGATTGGAAGAATGAAGGTAGTTTATGGTCATACTGATTCGATTTATTGCCAAGTAGATTCTGTTGAGCAAGCAGAAGAAATAGTAGTTAAATTAAATGAAGAAGTTAGAAAAATATTCCCTAATGTATTAGGATTAAAAGAACACCCTGTAGTGCTTGAATTTGAAAAGTATTTTAGTAGTCTTGGTGTAGGTGCAACTAAGAATAGAAATGCAGGTTTAATTTCTTGGAAAGATGGAAGATATTTAGAAGAAGAAGAATTCTTCATGACTGGCTTTACTGCAAAAAGAATATCAGAAACTAAGTTAGCAAAAGAAATTCAGATAACCACATTAAAGATGTGGGTTAATGGATGCACTAAAATAGAAATTCTAGATTATCTTCGTGAGAGATACAATGATGTATTGAGTGGTGATATTGAATTAAATCAAATCATCAAGCGAAGTAGTTATAAAGAAGAACGCTTCCATGTGTATTGTGAGAATTGTAAGAAGGCATTTCATATATTTGAAGATAAACCCTTATCCGTTGGAGAACATAAACATGAATATACAGGCGCAATGAAGACAGGTAAATATTGGAAATCAAATGGTAAAAGGGTTTCTTTTGGTTCGGGTTTAATGGGAGCATATTTTTATAACCATGTTACAGGAAATGAAATTAAAGATTCTTTCTTGTTTATGAAAGTTAATCAAAATCATCGCCATCTACTAATGCACCCACTAACGGGGAACTATATTAGGCCTGATTATATATCAGGTATCTTGGAAGAAGATTTTGAAGATTATACTCCTGATTGGGAACACTATTCAGAAGTAGTAGTGAGAAAGGCCGCACCTATATTTGAGGCAATGAATTGGGATATTAACGATATTAAGAAAGACTTGAAGCAAAGGTCATTAGATGAGTGGTGGTAAAATGAATAGAGAAGAAAAAATAAAAGATTTAACTACTTATCGCGGGAGTTCATGGGTGAAAGTGTCGCCTCACGATTTGGCCCTTATCTGTATAGAAACACTAGAAAACCCGAAAGAGAATTGTCGGTATCATGGATATTGTAACCATACATGGGCTAGGGAGCAACTGCTCGCGATGATAATTGAGGACTGGCCGATTAGATGAGTGGTGGTAAAATGGAAGATATAATAGAATTATTGGAAGAAGAAACTTTACGCAAGATAAAAATGAACTATCATCCTAAGTCTGCTACAAACTCGTCTTATAAGTTAGATGATATTAGAAGAAGAATAGAAAAGCATTTTCATATGCTTTCTTATGATTATAAAAACTTAGACGATGATTATCACCCTACTGTTACAATAAAATGTGAAGAATGTTATGAAAAAGCACTAACCCGCATAGGAAAACATAAATTAAGGAGAGAGAGAGAAAATAATCAGGGGAATATAAAATGAAAGAATTTAAATATCATTGTAGAAAAGAAGTTGAATACTTAAATGCGATAGTGAATCCTCTTAACAGAAAGCCTAAAGTCTATACTAGATTCAGAAGGAATAATACTCCAAAAAGAGTAATAAAAGCAAACTTGTATTCGGCTATTCGAGAACCCGATGAATGGGGATATAGTGCCTTTACAAAAGAAGAAGCGGATAGACAATTAAAGAATATAGATGAGAACCGCGAAGAATGCTACAATTGTAGAAGTTGTAGATGGATTCCCATAAAGGAGGAAGAAGAATGAAAGAATTTACATATGATTGGGATTATACGAAAGACGAACCGATATTGAAAATAAGTAAATCTTCTATGGGTTCATTTAATTGGTGTCCTATTAAATATCAATTCTCATATATAGAAGGGAGAAAAACAGACCAAACTGAAGCCATGCTAAAAGGTAGCACTGTGCATAATAGTAGAGAAGATTGGTTTAATCAAGTTGATATTAAAAAGGCAGAAGATATGACGGGAGATGAATTAAAGGTATATTTTATGAGCCTATACCCTATAGACGAATATACAGATATTTATAAGGTTATGGCTTCTAATTCTGCATCATTATTTTTAAATGCAAAGGCAGAAGATAAATTGGATAGTTTTCTACCTGTAGTTAATGAGGTAATGTTAGATGCTGAAATACATATTCCAAAAGACTTAAATCCAAAGGTTGAATTGCATCAAGACTATACTGTGCATTTACAGGGTATTATTGATAGGATGTATATTGAAAATAATCAACATATACCGATGGAGTTAAAAACAGGAATATGGAAAGATTATAAGACAACTAATATGAGAAAGGAAATGGCTTTCTACAAGATGCTCTATGATAATTGCCCGAATGAAATTCTAACTGAAAAAGGACTAGACCCTAATAATGAAATAACTCATTGGGGTTGGTATTATCCAGAATCAAATTATACCTATGTTGAACCAGTTAAGAAGAGTAGCACAAATGCTGTATTAAGGGCAATAACTAAATTATTAAAAGCATATGAAGATAGAATTGATGGCGGTCAAAATTTCCCTGCTAAGTTTTATGCTAAAACCTGTTCTCAATATTGCGATTTCTATAGTATATGCCCTGCGGCATTAGATGATGGGTGGATATAATGAGTGGAACAAAAAATAAACCTAGAAAATATAATTATGAAAGGGGAAGAAAGAGAGAGCAGAAAGAAATAACAGATAAACTTGGTAAAAAAAGAAAACAAATGAAAAAGGATTGTGATATTTGTGGAAAATGGAATTCTGCACACCAAGTAGGGTTTAATGGCGAACATATCTGTGATGATTGTATAGAAGAAAGGAGGGAATATTAATGAGTGATAAAATTAAAGAATTAGTAAAACAAGAATTAAATAAGAAAGCGTGGACTTTTGCAGAAATAGCAAATGTATCTTCTACAATAGATAATATATCTGAAGCAATTTACGATGATATACCAACAAAAGATAAATTAAATATGGTATGGAATGTTGATGTTTTTGCAGAAGAATTAACACCGTTTGGGCAAATATATAGTAATGTAATACAAAAGACTTTGAAAGAAAAGGTTGCTGAAATTGTAAAGAATGAATTACAAGAAGCAAAAGTATCGTTTAAGGAGGATAATAAAAATGAAGTTTCCAAAGGAAGTTTGGGCGGGAAGTCATCTAAGACACGCCCCACAAGTTCCAAGAGAAGTAGTGAAGAACAAGAATGAATTGGCTAATTTTATTAATCTATATAATGGTAAAATGAATGTGTATTATACCATTTATGATTTTGAAGAATTTAGATTCAGCGACATCAAAAATAAAAGTATGAAAGTAGATACTTCTGTTATATTAGATAGAGCCTTTTTAGATTTTGATGCACATAACGCAACTACAATTGAAGAAGCCTATGGGGATTTCAAAATAGTAGTAGTAGATTTATTAAAGAAAGACATTAAGTTTGATATGTTCTTTAGTGGTAAGGGATTCCATGTAATTGTTTATGGAAAGAAAGCAAATGAAATTCGTGAAATACAATCGTGGTTTAGAGATTTAAAAAACACTGGGCTATCTACATTAGATAATAGCGGTATTCAAATTAATAGATTAAGAAGAGTTCCGAATACTGTTAATCTAAGTAGTGAAGATGAGAACGGTGAGGCATATTTTTGTATTCCTATATTGAAAGAAGACTTACATAGTGTGCGCGGATTAAGTTATATATTAGAATTAGCAAAAGCACCAAGAATGGTGTTAAGTAGGTATGGTAATAAATTAGTTGAATGGCCTACTGTTAAACCTATGGATGAAGTATCAGAAACAGAAGTTGATATTGTTAGGCCAGTTAAATCATTACCTATACTACCTTGTTTGTATAA